TTCACACTTGTTTTCATTGGTTTTAAGCGTATGTCCATCTACCGCTTTTCGAAGAAATTCATTTTTCAATGTTTCTCCCGGACTAAGAACTGTTGAACCATTCGAGCCGCCACTTCCAAACGCAAATCCTACAATCTTAGGCAGAGTGATCTCTCCGGCTCTGGCTCTCAGGATTTTCGTCCTTCCTACTACTGTTACCTTTCCTTCCATCACAATTCCTCCGTTGTTACTTCTGTATCAAATTTTATCGTTCCATCCCATTTGTACTCTCCATTCCACTGATTGAGATTCTTGTAGATCATAACATTCCCGGTCATTCCAACCGGAAGTTTTTCTGTTATTTCACATTTAACTTCAACCGATGGTACAGAAAATCTTTCTGTCCAGACATGCTGCATTCCTATGTCTAACGCTGGGAATAGAACTCTTTCCCTCTCACTGCATATTGCGGCTTCAATAACATATCGAGCCTGCATTGACAGATGAGATGGTTTTATTTTTCGGATATATTCCAGTAAAACATCGACGGAATATATCGGATAATCTGCTCCGATCAACAGGTCGATACCAAACACATACTTCTCTACCTGCTCCGAGACGCTCGCAGAAAGCCCAAATACGGTCTGTATAATGTTCTCGAGCCTATAAGGCGTAATGGACGATCTGGCCGTCCTATCGCGTCGATTCACGACTGCTTTTCGGCGATCATCAATGTCTTTTGTCCTGTCAATCGGTATTCCATACGTCAGTTCATGGAAGTAAATTCCCCATGCCGCTGTTTCCGGAAATGCCTGCTTCTGCGCTTCGCCAATCCTCCTGCTTGCAGTCTCCAGTTCCAGCCCGATAACTTCGTATATCCATTTTCCGACGTACGACTTATCATACCATCCTCTCGTCACATACGTCAGGAGCCTCTGAGCAACCTCATTCGTAGGAAAATGTTCCAGATCAACATTGTCTATATGCATCTCTATCCCTCCGTAAAATTAAGCTCCGTCGCAGTTGTGATCGGATAATAGTCTGCCGCAACCGATATATTGTTCGTATTTTCATTTATACGAAAATCTGAGAAATCAATTACTCCGGCTGTGTTAGACAACAATGCAGATGCAACCGTATACCGGATTTCTTCACTGTCCTTAGCTTCCCTGTAATAGGTCTTTAATGCTGTCAGGAATGCTTCCTTTACATTGTCGATACTGTAATTGCTTTCCAGTTCAAGCACTGCACTGTAGGATATAGTCATGTCCTTCACTGTAGATATCGTTACGGATGCTCCAATCGGAGCCAGACGCTTCATTCTGTCCTTTGGGGATACAATATAGTCTTCAACTGCTTTTAGAGTATCTTCTCCAACCGCAGAACCATCCGGATCAGCAACAACAACCTTAACGGTGCCAGGTCCTTTCCATTCAGCTTCGACCACGGCAGAACCAACACCAGATACTTCTTTCGCCCAACGGACATAATCTGCGTCACATCCTACAAAGGAAACCTCTGCGGAGCGAAGCTTTTCAAGGATTCTTTCTCGGTATGTGTCGTCGTCCTCTTCGTCTGTGCCACCCCTGATAGGATTCTCATTCGTCACAGAAGTAACATTCTTGTTTGGCTGTTTCTGCAATGTCACAGTATTTCTTGTCACATTATAAGAAGCTCCTGTGAGAACAGACGCAACAGGTATGTCAACCGTTCCCTGCTCTGGTATAGTTGCTTCCTCAGTCGTCGCAAATTCAACAGATTCGACATCTGTCGTACCTTCTGTACAAAATACCGTCCCTTCCTCGATAATCGTTCCAGCGGTGCCTACGACGGTCACATGACCGGATGCTCTGCTCGCCTGCTTTCGTGTAACCTTTGCAGATACACCATGCAAATCAAGCCATTGACCCCAGGCCCACATTGGGAACATCAACATTAATGTTCGGGTAAGGTTATACTGTATCAGTCTGGAGATCTCGATTGCAGTTGGCATGGTGAAATCATGCGGAAAATCTGCCGGCATATCAGAAATATCAACCGGAAGATTGTTCATCATCCTCGACTGGATGGTATCAGGATCACTGTTATCTATAAATTCTGGAGTTACAAATTCTTCTGCCAAATTCTCATCTCCTTTTCAATGTTACTTCTAAATCGAATTTTTCCCAGTGTATTGCGTACACTGTAAATTTCACATGGACCACAGATGGTTCCCATTCAAATTCAAAATCCTCTACGGATTCAGTCCTTGGATTTACCATCAGAGCCTCTTCTATGGTACGTTCAATCGCCAGTTCCACAGCTGTATCATCTTCTTCCTTCATGGCATCTTCCATCTCTGCACCGATATCATCATCGTATCCGAGACAGCTATACCTTTCTGTAGCAACTGCCTTTACGCACCATGTCTTATATGCTTCGAGCCCTTCGCTTTTAAGCATGCAAAAAGGAGATTCGCAAACGAAATCTCCTTTCTCTAAGTCCCATGCCACAGATGGCTTGTACTCTGTGTCAAATTCTTCATTTTCTTCCTCATATTCCGGTATATCCACCACCGGATATAAGTTATTGTCTGCCATATGTCCTCCTATACCGGTCTGGTTATAATGTCGATCACAACAGCAGTGTCTTGCACCCAGGCGATCAGTACCCTGTCTCCTGCCTGTAACTGCCGCATTGATTCCGGAAGATATGCTTTCCCAGAATGCTCAGTCTGCACATCGCAGAATGCATCTCCCGTCTTTCCAAGGGTAAGCTGTCTGCACACCCTGTAATCCCTCTTTGGAATCGCAATCGGGAAAGTGTTCGAGAGTAGGCTACCATCTGCCTGAATTTCTGCAAAATCAAGGCATAGGGGTTTATCTGCGTGCTGTTTCATTCTACTATCAAGAGCTGCTGCCAGTCTCGACACTCCATCATTACTATCAAATGCCATCCTCTACCTCCCGTTAATCGAATGTTCCTTCATCTACCCATCCACATAGGTGTGTTTCGCTCCAATCAAGACCTTCCAAACACCAAGGATGTGCGCTGCCCGGATTGCTATGCGTGATCTTTGCTTTTCCTGCTGCAACCTGGTAGCCAGATGACGCATCCGAAGAAACATAATGTGTACCGCCATGGAAATTGACTGTATCGCCAACACTAAAATTTCCAGTCTTTTTCTTGTTTCCAGAACTGGAAGAAGATGAAGATTTCAGCTTTGTTTTCTTTAGGCTCATTGTCATTTCCATCTTATCGCAGTCATGGGTTATTGCTTTTACCCAATAATAGCCGGATCCTGTTGACATTTTTATATGAACGATGTCGCCTTTCCGGATAACTGGCATATCGACAGTAACCACCTTGATTTCCTCTTTCGGCTTTCCATCATCTTCAAGAGTCTCCTTAGCTGTCTTTTTAGCCTCATCTAAGCTGTCGTCTTTGGCTCTTGTAATAATCTTCTGCCGGATGCCGTATTTCGTCTGTCCATCAACTGTAGCTTCTACTGGTCTACGCTTATCATCATCTGCCTCTCCAAGAATTTTCACCCTCGTGACCATTCCCGAAGTGCTTATTTTATGAGAAACGCTTATCATGTTCTCGGTCTCACCAAAATGATAGATATTGCTGTTACTACCAATTCCCAGAATCTGCGCCTTGCCCTTTACGGAACGAATAACGGAATATCCGCCGCCTTTCTTTTTCGCCTCATCCAAGATGTCCTTAACCAGTGTGCCAAGTTTCTTTTTATCTTCCTTTATCACGCCATGAGCTACGTCTGGACCGGTGTATTTGTTTATTGTTATACCCCACTTTTTGAAAAAATCCTGTATAACCTGCTTTGTCCGGGCACCACTTGAATAATATACGCAGTCCTCGGACTCCTGCAGATCATACAGGTTATCATAAGCTTTCAGCTGTAGCGGCTGGCTGCTCGATTTAGCAGATGGATTCCACTCTACAATCCGGCCACGCATGGCTTCATGTGCAGTTCCTGTCTTGTATCGGTAATACAGGTACAGATAACATCCAGGTTTCGTCAAGCTGGAGAGTCTGCCCTTTGTGGTCTTATCGTTCTTCACCGTACACGACAGCTTCGCCGCAAGCTCATTTTCCAGTTCTTCCCAGCCCAGATCTTCAACAAAATTTGTTATGTCGTATTTCTTCTTTTTCTCGGTCACAAGTACCAGATAATAAGAATATTTAAGTGGGTCAACCATCTAACCTCCTTTACGGTATCGTAAGGATAGTTCCAGGGAATATCCAATCCCCTTGGTTGCTATCCTTATGCCCGTATTTTTTCGCAGCCTTTTCTATCGCTGTCTTATTTGCATCATAAATCTTTTTCCAATCTGCTCCTGATCCGTAAAATTTCTTTGCGATATTCCACAAGCAGTCACCAGTTTTAATGGTGTATGTCTGTTTTTTCTTATCTGTTGAACTCTTTTTCAGATTCGTTCTGGTTGTCGTCTTCTTTTTCTTCTTATCAATGCCGAGATCCTTTGTGGTCTGGATTTTAAGCGGACGATAACGATAAAAGGAAATGCTATAAGAGTAATCTCCTTTCCCGCCAAATTTCTTATACTCAAAGCTATTAATCGTCACATCAACATTGATGCCGCCACCGGCAGAAATGATAAGGTTCAGAACCGTTCCCTTATCTCGCCAGTTTTCCAGCTTCTTTATAACAGATTTCGGATCCAGCCACTTCGTATGTATGGTGGACATCTTTTTTCTGGCTCTTCCCCAGAGGTATCCATCCCATTCATATGTTCTTATATCAGGTCCGGTTGGAAATGCAAACACGCCCTGTTTTATAATGTCGTATTTCTGATATTTTGCATTTCCTTTGACCCTTATCTCTTTGTCTGGAAGAGAAGGAAAACGAAGGCTAGATTTCTTATTAGCTGCTTCTTTTACAGTTACTTCCATGTTTCCCCTCCTTCCTAAGTTGGCATATTTGCATATGATTCAAGTAATCTTGTTGCCAGCTCACCAGACATCTCATTAATCAGCTCTTTCAGTTTTTCCTTGATGGTATTGACAGTATCATTTCCGCTATTTCCGTTGATATTGAACACAGGGTTCATGTTAATCACAACCTGCCCCTTGTCTCCGCTACCAGAAGAATCTCCAGAAGTCGAGTCTGAGGAACCGCCTGACAACGGAACATCACCAATCATGCCGCCGTCTGCATACTCTTTGACACCCAATGCCCGTCCAGCCTGCAACCACAAATCCATACCTCTATCACGGCGTTTTGAACCAAGAGGAATAATCGCCTCTGGACCATCTTCACCTACCCAGGATAACAGTGGACTGGTAACAATGCTTCCTTCTGCATTGCCTGCAATAGATGCCGTTACAGAAGAACCGCTTCCAGATGTTGTATTTCCGGCAGATGGATTTGTTATATGCCAGTTAAGTGTTACATTAACGGTGCATGATGCGGGAATCGGATTAGAGAAGGTAGACTGTACTTCTCCTGCAACTTCAGAATATACTTCTGCTGCATTATTGGTCTGATCGAGAGTTACATCTGTATGTCCGTCTGCTGGCATAGATTCAGAGAATGTACTTTCAACCTCTGACTGTGCCTGCTCTTTTGCTCCGGACGCATCTGTGGTCGCATCAGTGATATTAACGTTTGCAGTTGTATCTGTCTCAACCGGTTCCGTTTCAGTCTGCGATTCTGTCGCACTCTGAATACCGGAAGTATCAACATTTACTAATTCCTGTGGAATCGTTACCGTTGCCCCAGACGTTACAGTTATGTCATTCGCCGCAAGCGTACCGGATTCCATGCCAAGGGCTGCCTCAATTTGCGCTGTAGCTGATTCTGAATCAACCTCAACGTTTGATAAGTCCACCTTAACTCCTTCGGCAGTAACAGAAAACTCTGCTCCCTCAGTTGTTAACGCAGACATAGCGTCACTTATTGCAGCTTGTGCGGCATCACCATTCACTTCTGCCTTCAAGGTATCCATTGAAATCGTAATCTCATCTCCAGGTTGAATAATGTACGGTTCTTCAATGCCGTTTTCTTCTGCGATCTTATGCCAGTCAACGCCAAGAGCATTTCCGATATCCCAGAGACAGTCGCCAGCTTCAATCTTGATTTTTGCGCCTTCTGCCGTAACTTCTTCAGTAGTTGCAAGATCTCCAAGTTTTTCGTTCATAGCCGATACCCAGGAATCTTTATCAATATCCACATCTCCATCGACAGCAGCTCTCAGCCCTTCAAGCGTTATTTCATCTGTCGTCGTTTCTGCTGTAGCCCTGTCAATTGCAGTTCTAAGCTCATCAGGCAACTGTTCTCGTACACTTTCGTACATCGGATTATTCGGATCCGTCAAAACGCTCTTCATTTCTTCGCTTCCAGATTCGAGAATCTGGAATGCGTAATTCTGCCAAGCCGCATCAACGTCACCTGCCGCCGCACCAACTTCGATTGCTTCCTTGTACCCATCCATAAGGCTTTGTGGCACTGCCTGCCCTGCTTCTCTGTACTGGTCAATCAGGCTTCCCATCTGACTAACATCCGGAGCCATCGACTGATACAATTCGTTTAGCGCTCTCTGATCGGCATTTGCACCAATTCCCAGGAAGCCTTTTCCATTATCCATAGACGTAAACATATTATCAAAGGTGCTTGCAATCGTACCATAAGCTCCACTCTGTAAGCTGGTTTCCGCACTCTTCAAGGCATTCTGCGCAGTTTCTGTAAGCGTCTGGATGTTTCCAGTAATCTTCTCGCCATATGTATCATTCAGGGTATTACTTCCAAGTTCAAGACTCTTGGCTAATTCGGAGCCTTGCTGTCCTCTTACATACCACCCAGTCTGTTCTTTGTAGCTCTCATACTGTTCAGGAGTAATTCTTCCATAGTCCTTCATTGCCTCCAATTCCGAATACCACTGAGTCGTATCTGCTTTAATGCTTTCCATTGCAGTCTCGCGCTGGTTTCGCATTTCATCCATCAAGTCTGTAAACGAACCGCTTTCCAGGTCGGCAGCGCTCATATGTCCGTATTCCTGTTTAATCCAGTCCCACTGTGCTTGTGCTTCGGCTTCTTTCCAACGGGCAGTAATGTTATTCATCTTCTCCTGCAATGCACTAATAGCTTCTTCTTCATTCACATCAACGATGCCGTCTTTCAAGGCCTCAGAGACCTTTTGTGACAGCTGACTGGATAAATCGGATAGTTCTAAATTGTCCGCTCTAGCCCATTCCTTGATGTTCTGGGCTAATGTCTGGCCGTCCTCTGTACCTGCAAGGTATGTTTGAACGTGAATATGAGCCGCAAATGTACGACTCTCCAACTCAGATATCTTGCTTTCGACAAAAGTATTAATATTATCCGTATATTCCTGCTGTTCATCAGCTGTCAAAGTGATTCCAACTCTGCTCTTGAACTCAAGGACATCATTTGACTCCAAAGCTTTCTGTGCTTCAACTCTCAGATTGTCGGCATTCTGTACTTCATTCAATGCCAGTTCGACATTGGTAAGGTACTTCTGATTCAGTATTCCTGCCGCCACATCTTTGACTTCGTCTGCAGATAATTTAATCTTCCCAAAATGTTCCTCCAAACTATTCTCAAGCTGAGTCTGGTTATACTTGTCGATTGCAAGTTTGATTCCTATAATCGCAGCTGTAATTCCCGCTGCCGCAAGTCCAACTTTTGCTCCCATAGGAATCATTGAGCCCAGATTACTTGCGAAATCCATCACATCGTTTGCGCTTCCGGCAGCTTCTGTAATATTACTGATAGCATCTCCGATAGGGGATAGGGTTTCCACTACACTTTTCCCTTTTTGTGCGATCGCCACCGCTCCTTTCGCTAGAACTCCCGCACTTAACCACGATGTTAGTCCTGCTTTTTCACCTCCCGGAAGAATAGCCGCTGCACTCGAAAATAATGTGCCAAGCCCACTGGATATTAATTGCGCGCCATCTCCAGAAACCCAATTCCCGAACGGCTTTGCGATTATTGAATCCCATGCTATGTCTATCTTTCCAAATAGATCCGCATTCTTCCATTCATCAGAACTGGTCATGTCAGTGATCTTGCGTTTTACGCCTGCAATCTTATCATCTGCCACATCCATAACCGCATTGATTCCATCCGTTATCTCAGGCATCATATCGGTAATTCCACCTGCAATTCCTCTTAAATACGGAGACAACCGTTTTCCGAAGGCGTTCTCTGTGCCTTCGATAGCGCTCTGCATTAATGTAAAGGAACCTTTAAGGTTGTCCAGCATCGTGTCAGCCATTCCCTCTGCCGCATCTTTTGAATTGCCAATTGCTGTGCTCAGCTTGTTGTAATCCTCTTCACTGGCATTGATGATTGCTAACATACCGGCCATGGCCTCTTTTCCGAAAATGGTTGAAGCTGCTGCTGTCTGCTCAGTCTCAGAAAGTCCACCCAAGCTTCCTCGAAGATTATCTATTACTCCTCGAAGGGATTTCATGTTTCCCTCAGAATCTGTAAGGCTGATTCCGTATTTATCCATAGCTGCTGCCATGCTGTCTGTAGGTGCCGCCATATTTGCCAAAGATGTTTTAAGTGCGGTACCGGCCATGCTACCTTTAATACTTGCATTTGCCATTAAACCAAGCGCAAGAGATGTATCTTCAACGCTGTAATTCATAGCGCCAGCAACAGGAGCGACATATTTAAACGATTCTCCAAGCATTGACACATTTGTGTTGGCATTGGCACTCGCCTGAGCAAGAACATCAGCAAAATGCCCTGCATCACCCGCCTGTAATCCGAAAGCTGTCAGCGCATCTGTCACAATATCGGAAGTCGTACCAAGGTCTTCTCCAGATGCTGCTGCAAGGCTCATAATACCGGATATACCGTCAATCATCTGTTGTGGCTTCCATCCTGCCATAGCCATGTAATTAAACGCCTCAGCTGATTCTGTAGCCGTAAACTTGGTCGTTGCGCCCATCTCCTGTGCTTTTGCGGTCAGATCATCAAACTCCTGTCCTGTTGCGCCGGATATAGCTTTTACCTGCGACATCATAGACTCGAAGTCCTGGAAGGAATTAACCGATTCTGCCACACCGAAACTGGCACCGATCAACGATGCCCCTTGCACAACCGGATTTTTTGCTGCACTTGCAAGCGCAGAAATAGGAGCGGTTGCCGCATCTATGACACCAATGGTAGCATTAAACACGCTTCCTCCCCATGATTCCGCTGCATCCTGCGCGGCCCGGATAACCGGCGTAGCTTCATCAGATGCTCCAATCTCGGCATCCCCACTCATTCCATCGAAATTCTCCACCGCATCAGAAGCGGCGGATACTACCGGGGTGGCGCTATCGTCTGCTCCTATTTCTGCATCTCCGGAAGTACCGTCAAAATTTTCTACAGCATCCGAAGCAGCATTGACCGTCTGCGTAGCAGAATCATCTGCTGCAACTTCAACTTGTGCCGTCTCTCCGTCAATCTGTTCTGTTGCATTTTCAACAGCTGAAAGAACAGGAGTTGCATTGTCGTCTGCTTCAATCTCTATCTCAGCCGCTACGCCCGATCTGCGCTGGAATCGTTGTGCCGCCCTGTCTGCCCTCTCAAACGCTCTTTCCATTGCAGTGAGATTCCTGGTCACACTCGACGTTCCGGAACCGGTATTGTCGACTACATTAACAGGAATCTCTATCCTTATCGTTTCTGCCAAGCATCTCACCTCTTTTCATTTTTCTTGATATTCTCTTCAATCCATACCTCCGTAGAGGCAAAAAGAAAGGCTCTGACCCCAGAGGGCAAAGCCATCACTTCATCCGGTCTAATCCCCTGTCTCTGGAATATCCAGTGCAACAGGGCTGATTTATAACCGGACCTTATAAGTTTTTTGCTGTATTAACTTTATCTTCTTCTGTGTTATATCCGCAGAGTTCATCAAGTGTAGTAAGAACTTTCTCTTTCTCTCCCGGAAGAAGAGCTGCTTCGATCACGTCAAGTGCATTGATAATCTTCTTTCCTTTCTTTCTAAGTGCTTCCTGAATATTTTTATTGTTCCATAATTTTTCCTGATCTTCTGCTACAGTTGCATTGTAGATGAGGGAACTGCGGAATTTTGCATTATCCATTCCATCCGTTACTTTCATTCCAGTTCTCTTGTTTTTTGCGTATTTGGTGTACTTTTTCCTGATCTCATACATATCATCATCTGATAATGCATGGACAGAAAAAGCAAAATACAATTTTCCGGAACGAATGATTTTAATTTCCTTCGTTTCTTCATCCACATCATCTGCTGCCTCTAAAATACCATTCAGATAATCCATTTCATTAGCTCTCATATCTTCCTTTAATGCTTCCTCGGCTTCCGCCTCTGTCATATCAATTTCAGTTGTTCTTGGTTCTTCATTTTCGATATTTGCAGTTCTTGCCATGTATTATTTTCCTCCGTTTATAAAAATAAGGGTGGCCAGTTTTAGCCACCCTTGTGTTGACCAGATATCAAATTGTCAGTGATGAACGGGGTTCTACTTCCCCGTTGCAGTGCAGATTATAAGATCTTGATAATGTATCTCCTGTACTTACATTCTGCAGATCCTGGTCACCGCTAAAGATACATTCACGATATGTAATGCGTTCCTGGGAGCCATTACGCCCTTCAATAACTCCATCTAAAGTCATAACCGGGCTTTCTCCTTTATTTACCGCACTAACAACATTGTTGAATAATTCGCCATCCAGAACAACGATCTCCGAAATTGTAATCGTGACTCCAATAGTATTGTTTGTTTCCAGTTCTCTGTTCTGTCCTAATGGCTGATATTTGGTATTATTAAAAGATGTTTTCGACTGAAAACTGCTTACCTGCGCAAACGGAACCCCATCTGCATTGTAAAGCATGGCATCTTTACCTGAACGACTATGTCTCGCGTCTGTTGCAGCACTTGTATTTAACATTCACCTTTCCTCCTTTACTCTGCATTGGTACTGAATCTAAACTTATAGAATGAGTAAATATGTTCCGCAGAATCCTTATCAATGATATCAAGGTCAAAATAACAGTTATCTGCGTCTGCAATATAAGTCGTGCTCTCAGTTACTGTTCCTGCTGTTAATTTTTTTTCTTTGATCATGGCATTGATAATTCCCTGAATTTTTCCAATAATAGTGGCTTTTCCATTTTTATCAGGATCGACTTTTCCAACTAAAGCGTCGGACTGGGCATTTGCTCTGTACAATAACTCATATCTTGTTCTTACACGGCGGATTTTCTTCCAACCTTTATCTTTGTTATCTGGAAGATTGATCAGTGTATTGATTCCAGCATCAATCCATACCTCATCTTCTGTAGACTTACTAAGAACCAAGCATCCCTTCAGTTCCGCTTTTATAATCTGAGTATTTGTAAGCGGTTCTGCAAGATCTACATATCGAGTAATCACCATATGAGTCACTGCCTGATTTGCAGGAGTTGCTGCAATAAGTCCAGCAATCAAGCCGGCAGTCTGATATCCATCCAGAGTTCCCTCATTGATAAAGACTTTTGGATTGAGAACATAAACTATATTCTCACCATCAAATCCTGCTGCCGCATTCATTCTTTCGTCTAAATCTTTGTTATCTTTCTCTGCAACAACTCCAATCCCAAATTGACTGGTTTCATAAATTCTGTCCAGAAATGCCTGTAACAGCGCATGTACTGCTGTATCTTCTGTATCAACACAAATTGTATTGAAGAAATATTTTTCTGCCTGTGAAAAAGCAGCTGAATAATTGGCAGTTGCTACTGTAGGATTCTTTCCTCCCGTAAACGCTGTCTGATTCACATTAGTCATGATTCCTTTTGCAGATTCTTCAAGATTAGCCGTGAAATTCTTTGAATTTGCAAAAGCACTTACAAGACTTGCAGCTTCATTATCGCCTGCTGAAAAATATACTTTTTCAAATTCAGTAGTTCCTGTATAGATAATGCATTCTTTCCTGTCTTTGTCAGTTAAGCGGTTTCTAATAGTTACAGAAAATGGCATCTCTCCTGGATGTTTTGCTGTGATCTTAACTTTTCCAGTTGCAGCTGTAAGACTTACGCTCGCCACAGCTCCGCCCGTTCCATTAAGGCGACAGCAAATAACTTTCTTTGCACCACCATACAGAACTTCACGAATCAGGTCAGTCGTTAATCCATCTCCGTAGATTGTTGTGTAATCGTCTCCTCTCTCTAAGACTGTTACTTTATCTACTGGTCCAAACGTTGCTTTAAACACAGCTACAACAACTCCGTCAATTGCCCCGAAAGAATCATCGTCACCATTCTTATCTACGTTGAAATAACTTCCTGGTCGAACTTTTGTACCTACTTCAGGAATCTGGAAATATTCCGCCATTATTTGACCTCCTTCTTCATAAATTCTTCGACAAGCTTCTCGGCTTCTGAAACAGTCATGCTTTTCTTTTTTGACAGTTTCAGTGCCACCATTGCGCAATCAGGGCAAGAAAAAAGCTGATCGCGTGCGGCAATCAGCTCATCTACCCCATATTCCGTTTCTTTCTCTGCCGGAAGAACTTCTTTTGTTTCTTCCGGAGCATTTGTTTTCTTTGTTTCTGCCATTGCTTCTCCTTTCAATTTGTGAATTCCATGCCTATTCTTGCAATATTATGTTTTTTCACACTGCATCTGAGACATCCATATTTACCAGTTATAGTCAGCTGTCCCTCTCTGAGGTAATCTGACTTATTATTCAGTTCTAATCCCTGAATAGTCATAGGGGAGTCATCCAGCATGATTATCTCCTCATCTATGGCTACCTTCTGATTGATAGATGCAAGTGTCTTTAACCTTGTGCCAGCTCCCGGATAAATCAGATGTACTGCGATTTTCCCTATAAACCATGAAATCGTATTCATGCAATGCCCTGTTGTATGCGCTAAATGTGCCAACCTACAATAGAACACTGGCGTTTTAGAGGTTTCGACAAAATCTCCAACATTGTCTATGCCAAGCACAATTGTTTCTGGAAATATCTTTTTGATATACGCAGCTACCGCAAGAACCGGATCAGGATCCGTGCTGAATTGCTCTGAGTATTCGAGGATGTCAAATGCCATTTCTTTGCACCACACCTCTTTTCCCTCAATCGCATACGATTCTGTGCGCGCCCATGCCACGCAAAACGGTGCTTCTCCTGCCGGCTTCATCAGTACGTCCTGAAGGCAGTGCTTCACAGCTGTTTCAATATCTTCGATTATTGTACTGGTTTTATCCGTATACATTGCAACATACAAGGTTCCCGCCGATGATCGTTCCTGATTGACCTGCATATCGATACGATAGCATATCCTCGGATACTGCGTGGCTCCTTCCCAACCTTCCTGCTGATCTGATGGAAATTCAGAATCGAATATGGCAGGAACCCCGGCATATGTAGCAAGCATTTTCGTCAAATCTTCGTCTGCAGATAAACGTCTGAATATTAATTCACTAAGATTCATCTGTACCCTCCTTGATAGTCAAAAGCCCATCGTTCGAATATCTTATTTCCCATTCTCCATCTTCCGAAACAGGTATAAAAAAATGATTCTGTGTGTTCGTTTTCTCATTCGGATACAATACTGTAATCCGTTCGGCAGACGCATGGTACACAATGCCGGATTTTCCTTCTTTCCATGATCTATGTTTTGCATAGATAAGCGTTCCTCTGCGGATTTCATCCAGATTAAATTCAGCTCGTTCAATACGATTGATAAACATATCAGCCTCCTATTTCTGCAAATATTGCTGTTATATTTGGCAATGCCGTCTGTTTTATCTTTTCTACATAAGGACGAGCAGCCATTTTTCTTGTTCCATGTTCCAGATAACCAGCATATCCCATACCCGACGTAATGCATACCGCACCGCCACTCATATGCCAGTTATTTTTTAAATGTCCGCTCCGAACACCCGGTGGACTGCCCGGAGCTGACGGGCTTGGATTTGCCAGTACAGATAATGCAGCATTTCTAAGGGCATTTGAAGCCCTTGGATATCTTGCGATCACCTGCTGCTCTATCCGTTCCTTGTCTGTTTGAACTTGAACTTTTACTGCTTCTGCTGCTTCGGCAGGCGTCATTTCAGATCATTCCTTTCTTCGAGATATATTAAGCCAGTTGCTCCAAGGTTTCCGGGATCCTCAGATAAAAGAACGAGAAAGGTTCTGCCCGCAGTAGTCAAATAGTCTCCCTGCTTTACATCTGCAGAATCCCGGATAACAAGAGTGTGGGTTAAAGAATGTTGTTCCTGATCCCACCTGTGTTTCATCCTTTCAGATTCATGTGTAGATGCTTCAGCAAGTATTCCTGATATCTCGCCTTTCGCTTCAAAATCTGACACAGGATGTCCGAGTATGTTGCGAATGCTCTTTCGTCTTACCACAAAATCCGTCCATAAGCTTCCTGGCCTTAGATACATCAGGCCAAATGGGCTTATCATATATCATCACCCTCGCTCTCTTCATGGCTCATCATTCCGTTATAAAAATACGGTGGTGGCTGTTTGCTCATATCTCCCGCATTCATCAGAATCGCCGAAGGAGATACTGAAGCAAGACGAAGCTCTTTCCTTAACGCCTCATACTCTTCCTGCCACAATTTAGCCCTATCACCAAATTTGAATGATGTAGGGCCAACCGTTGTATCAGGTTCAAAAGAAAATCTGCGAAATATGCTTTCAAGGCACTTTAATTTTGCCCGTTTCCAATCTTTCGCAGACTGAACATCATCGCATAAAACAATGTATTCCTCGTCTGACAATGCACAAGTTCTCTCTCTTCCATCTACCATCACATCTCCAAGTTCAAACCTCATTCGGTCTTTTCCATACGATGTGATCATGGCAGGTTCATATGTATAAGTTCCTGCCATCAGGCATCACCTGTACTTTCTTCCTGCTCAATAAGAGCTTTTGCCTTTGATTCAGCTGCTTCTTTTACAGTTTTTCTTGAATCAAGTGCGTTAATTACAATAAGGGTTATATTATCCTTTACATCCCCTCTAATATGAGCTATAGCAGCATCTGCATTCATCTGCATAGTTTTTACTGCATCCTGCATCTGAGGCTCTGTAACGTCCAAATCAATCGTCTCGTGACCTTTGACAATTGGAACGGTAAAGCTTACCTCTCCCACCATAGCAACACATTCTTCAAGATTATCCGCCGGAACAGCGTCATGAATCACTGATAACAGTCCCATCTTTACCAAACTGGCGTAATCAACCACTTCTTCAACCGGGACTTCTTCACCGATGAAATATTTCTTTCCATTCAGATTGCATGGCTTGTTTGCAACAAGTTTCATAGGTTCCTCCTTAAACTGCAGCTTTATAAAATCTTGCAAGATCGTCAGATGTCTTCTTCATATCTGTCGCCATAAGACCTTCAATGTACTCAGTATGTGTGCCATTCTCTCCAAGATAGTTCAGGATCGGAAGCATCTGTCCATTGCCGAGCATATCCCATGTGAAGATATAACCTGCAGACGGTTCATCGATACTCGGTGCGTTAGTTGCATAAGCCAGTAGAAATGCGTTCGGATCTCCGATATACTGCATTTCTTCATCTGCGCCCATGCTTGCACTGTTCATAATGGATTTAAGCACTACAATCTTTTCAACTCCAAACAACTGCGCAAGCACATTCTCTGTTACAGATGCCGGATTTGCGGTGCTTCCACCGTATTTAACCCTTTCGAGGATGCCCGGATGTACTTTCAGAGCATTAAATACATTAATACCAAGACCAACACGATTCGGCATGCGACCTGTCTGCTGGTTCATGTCGGTCTTCTCTTTGTCGATAAATGCAATAGGGTCAGAATTTGCATTGCTGAACTTAATGAACTGGTTTGTGCTTGGAGTGGTGTTATCAACACCCTCAAGTTCGTTCTTCCATGCTCCTTCTTTGAAATAGCTCGCTGCAAACAAACGGTCCTGGTGGATGTTAGCCTGTTCTGCAATGGTTCTGGTGCGCTGCTGTTTGGGCTGAATGATAGATGGACCCTGACGTCTGGAAAGGTCGGTCTGGCGAATCTGGTCGATACCCATAATCATCTGATCTACTTTGCAGACATAGTTGTCAGTACTTTCGCCAACTACTGTCGGGTCAACCTTGCCATATGCCGGTTTTCTCTGCCAGTTATCTCTCAGGAGATCTTCTCTGCTGAAAATGTAGTAATTGTCAGAAGAAAGATCTACCGGACAGGTTGGAAAAAGAGCTTTTGCGAAATAATTGCTGGCGTTCTGGTAATAAGCCAGTGCCATGTTAGTAAGTGCTGTATGAGGTCTGAACACGCCTTTTGCGATTTCAGCCTTAATTCCCGCTGTTGTATTTCTCATGTTTACATTCCTCCTTTACGCTTTTGCTTTCTGATATTTTGCAATCTGGATTCTGCTGTATCCTCCGGCAGACACAGAATTGAGGGCAACACCAATCACGTACTCTCCCGCTTTAGCTACTGCTGCCTTTCCACCTGTGGTGGCTGTGACTTCCTGTCCTTTTTTGATTTCCGCAGACGCAATTGCATAGCCAATGTCCTTGATCTGGATTTCAAGATCATCACCTTTCTTTACTTTTCCTGATTCAGCACCAGAAATATCGTTGTAGCCACCTTCGATAATGGATAAGCCGAGCAGGGGTGCCGTTCCATTTGCGGCGATCACTACATTTCCATCTTCATCATATTTCAGAATAAGATTGCGGACATCTGCAATATCAGCTCCTGCCTTTTCTGCAATTGTTACAGACTGATTGATCATTGTTCCATTAAAATTTTTTCCCATCAAATCTTACTCCTTTCTTAATATCCTGCTTCCGTTTCATACTCATCCAAGAGTTCTGGATGATCCTCCCACGCTTTTGCAAGAGCTGCACTATATGTCAGAGCAGAGTCTTTTTCCATGTAGCCCTTTGCAATAGTGTCGATCTTACTTTCTGCTGCAGACTTCTTAATAGATGCTACAGGATTGCCTGAGAAGGACTTCCCAATTTCGCTAAATACGCCAGACTTCTCAACCATAGCAACGCTTCTGTCCAGAACGCTAATCATATCATTGTATGCGGTTCCGCCTGCATCCTTTAAAGACTTCAGAGTTTTCACTAATTCTTCCGGCTTTTCTCCGACAATCTCATATTTCTTTGCGACATCAAGAAGCTCTCTTTCTTCTGCTTCTGCCGCTCTCTTTTCCAGAGCCTCTAATCTTGCTCTTACAGCAGGATGTAATCCTTTGTAGATATCATCTCCGGTGTCTGCACTTGTCTCTGTTGTAGGTGCTGCTGGTGGCGGTGTTACTGACTTCTGAGTTTTCGTAACTCCGGAATCATCTACAATATCCGGTTCTTCTGTTGCAGATGCGCTCTTTCCAACAGGTTCTTCTGTCTGTTCCTCTGTTTCTACTGCATATTTCTTGATCAGCTCTTCATAAGCAGCCCTTTCTTCTGCGGTCATTTTAGACTTGTTGATTTTAAGCATGTCTTCCAATTCCCCTTTCTCATTATCTTCGTTTGATTTTTCAATAATATCTGTCAGATTCTTATGCGCCTTCATAACCATCTGAAGATCTGTTTCATCTGGTATATCCAGATTCTTTCTGATATTCGTCGCTGTGCCAGAAGCCCAGTTTGGGATATATCCTTTCATTGCCGTCGCAAACTGTTCTGTGCTTGTTTCCATTGCAGCCTGTTTCGCAGAACTGTCCATTTCTGCATCGCACAGAATAGAGTTCAGTGAATTCTGCAGTGCATAGCAAGTGGACCAGATTTCATCCCTGATTGCATCCATGCTGACAGCGTTGATCTGCTCATTGAATGTTGTTGCTGATTTCGCAATTTCTGAGTCTGGCTTGCTCAGTTCACCTGTAACCCAGTTCAGGAATCGTTTAAAAAAACCTATCTCAGGGTTTTGAGCTTCTTCTCCATCCTTATTTTTAATGATTTTGATATCTGCTCTTTGATTAGCTCCACAGTCTACGAAATCAACTTTGCCCACATTTAAGCCTTTTAGTTTTGTCGCCAAGTCATTCCCTCCTTTCAATTTATTTATCAAAAAAGCACCGTCCCCGGTGCTCATTGATCAGTTTCTTCATCTTTCACTTCAATTCTCTGTGCTTCCCCTTCGATGCTGAACATAGAATAAGTTCCATTTTTAACCTTTTCCCATACATCAGCATCTGTTACCTGAAAGCCTATCCACCATCCAACAGGAAGGACGCCTTCTGGGATTCCCATTGCCATCATCTTTTCTTCCGTGAACACTACGCTCTCGATCAGATAAGCAACTCCGCCCCTTTCGTGCATCTCTCCGCCCTCACGGTACAAATTAACAAATTTATAAGCCGCCTGTTCAAGTTCCTCTGGTTCGATGATGTCATGCTGCCAATCTTCCAATACTTCTCCGTTTTCAGTGAGCGCTACGCTGGCCCATCCAAACGCCTGCATTTTTTCGTCATCAGATTTCTTGATCTGAAATTTTTTCTTTTCAACCGGTACGTCTTTTGTTTCCGGTTCGTCCCTTATCTTCATGATTTCATTAAACGATTTCATATGTTGCCTCCACATATTTGACCGCACATTTGCACCGAGGATGCAATGGCGGCAATAATACTGTTACATTCCTTCTTCCTGACTGTGTCTTAAAACTATCATCCATACTAATCTGTACGCCCTCAAGAGCCTGGCACTCTTTGCACACTCTCTCATCAAGAGCAGTTGACCATTCTTTCTTCATTTCCGGCATCAAATCATGCCGCATGGCTTCTCTGATGAAAGCATCTGCTCCCGCATTGTATGCCTGTGCAATCTCTGTCCTGGCGATTGTTTCAGCCCTATATCTCTGTTGTCGCTCAGCATACTTCGCAGCCGCTGTCCTGGCCTTTCTCTCAATAGATTCTTCTTTCATGCGTGGATGATCTGCTCTCAACTGAGTCTTCACACTGTTATAATGCCTCAGATTCGCTGCTGCCTGCCTCTCCGTCAAGCCAACCGTTGGCCGGATATATCGAGCAGTTTCATCGCTACCCATACCTAATGACTGGGCTTCTGCAATCAAATAGCGGACCGCATTCACCTGATCACTACAGACATTCGTAATTAAATTACCCGTTCGATTTATAATCCAATCTCTCACATAGATTTCTGAACTAATCTTTTCTTCCAGAGCAACAAATTCAGCTGTTGAATTCCACGCCGCAAAATAAGCACTTTCCCATGATGCTGTCATTTTCGAGGAAAGAAAAACGGAATAATCAGAGAACCATTGGTCGAACAGGCTCTGTGGATCCGCTTCTCCGATTACAATCTCCCGCAAGTCCTTATACAGCATAACCGCCGCCTGATCTTTCCAGAACCTTACAAGCCATTTCATCGGCTCGTCCAAGTTACTCTCAAGATAATTATCAAGGGCTTCAAGAACCTTCTGTGATTCTACGCTTTTTTTAATCATTCGAGACCTTGCCCGCATCTTCAGCATATGTTCACCTGCCTAACCGTTTCTTCGCTTCTTCGATTTCCTGATTTTCTTCAGGCTCAACTTCTGATGTTTTGCCTTCTTTTTCCGGCGACCTTCTCTGTGCTTCCCGCTGTTCATCCTTATTTCTAGGATCATCTGACAACGTTCTCTCCGGCAGATTGGCAACTTCTCTTACATAATCCTCAAGGTCTTCATCTGGGATAAGGATTCCAACTCCAACCATGTCTTTCAGGAATGTAGACAGCTTCGTGATATCTCTCTTGTCCACATCGCCATGTGCAAGCTGTGGATAATCTGTTATTGCATCAAAATGAGTGCCATTCATATCGATCAGGGATGGAATGCCCTGATTATTGAATGTTTCGCATATGACATCCAAGAACGCCCCAAGAGCAACTGCGAACAGTTCTGTTTTATCTTCACTCAGCGCAAAGCTTCCTGTCTGCTCATGCCCCAGCATGATGAAATCCGCCATAACAGTCTGCGCGATCTTTGCATCATATCTGTTGATAATGGCATTCGTGTCAAACTGTCTGGTTCCACCAGTGCTCAGGAGTTCAGCTTCATATCCAGCTGGAAGAACAAGCCCTTCATATTCGTTTCTGCGGATGTTCTTGACCATGGATGTAAGTGCTGCATTAATAGATACCAACTCAGGGTCTTTATCGTCCCATATGTCTACACCATCTGGTGCGTGCAACACCGGAAGTCCGGCAAGGTCTCTTTCGATTCCAATTGCCTCGATTTCCTGTATGCGGCGCTTGAAGTACCATGACCGATAGGCGTTTCTCAGAATGCTTCGTCCCTCAGGATTGTCTTTTATGCTCTCTGTTCTGAACAGCATTGCTTTGCTGATCGGGATGGTAAGCAATCCATAATCCGGCGGAGGTTGCTGAGTCATTCCGATTAAGTTGTCTTTATCGTCATATTCCCATCTGTACAACGTATCCTGCGCTCTGGGCGGAATCTTCTGCCATCCAATCAGTCCATCTGAATATTTGCTTGATGTTTTTCGATTTTTTGTTTTTCCCATCCTGCGCTTGTAGACAATTTCATGAAAGCTCCAACCGTATGCGAGAAATGATAAAATCTCTGAGATGGTGTCAGTCCATGTATTCTGCATATCGTCCATACACGATTCTACAAATTCTGCTGCCTCTCGATCCTTTGCACTATCGCCACCCGGCTCAACATGCCATTTAACCTGGCGAATCAGCATCTTAATGGCAAACATTATCGCTCCAATCGTATCGTCATTATCCAACATTTCACGATATGTCTTTATGCCTCTTATTCCGGACAGCTCAGGAAGAAACTCTTCATTAAACACGCCTTCCCAGCGTTTCTGTCCAATCCGTCCATACTCTTTCATCTTTATCACCTCTCTTTCTGGCTATATCAGCCCCAATAATTATCTTTTGACAATTTCTTCATTGCTCCAACGCTTGGTGCACTACCGGTATGTTTCTTAATCTTTCCAAGGTACAATGCTAACGCAAGGGCATCTGCCCGGTCAGGAGAATCAAGTCCTCTTTTCTTCATTTCCTTTTTTGGTTCAATCTCAAGCTTTCCATTACTGGCCATAGTGTATTTTCTGGAAGAAAGCTGACCAATCGTCTGCTCATCGTCTTCAATAACAATCTGTTTGTTATCAAGGAGATCTCGCATACTGGCCCACATAGCGGTAGTCAGGTTATTGTACCTTTCAGCTGCATCTTTACCTGCTGCCGTATCAGTCTCAATCTTTTCAGCGGCATTTATCGGGATAACTTGCATCTTGTACAGCTTTTGTTCTTTCCGGACTTCCTTTAATCGGTCAGTGACGCCTCCTCCAAGTCCTGTATCATCAATCTGCACATATACCTTGCTTTCATACGTTGGATGTTCTCTGTATATCTTTTTGAATTCCTGTACGATATCCCCTACAGTAGCCATCAGGTTCTGTCCTCGCCTGTTCCGGACTATCTTGCAATGTCCATGATAGTTACGATATATGATCGTTTCATCATCTCCGAAACGGGCCACATCCACCCCCAATGATACAAACTGCATTCCGTCCGCATCATCAAGTTCTAGCAATTTACTGCTGCACTGCTCGATCAGGCTTAACGGAATAAATACGTCGTCCTCCTGGTTCGGGAACTCGCCCCTGACACGAACACGGACCACGTTAGAATCCCATCCGTATTTTCGAACAAGAGAATCTATGTTCTCTTTATTTGTTCTGGTGCTGTCCATAGAAGAAACCGTATGGCATTTGTACAATGCCCTGTCTCTTGTATGGGAATCATAAAAGGTTCCAGATGTCTTCGTTGGGTTTCCACACAGAAGAAGTTTATTGTTTGCTCCAGATAAGGTACCAAGGATAGCCTCCATGATTGGATCCGCAACACCGGAAGCTTCATCAACGATAAAAAGCATGTTATCTTCATGGAAACCTTGCATATTCTCTGGCTTTGTAGCAGTCCTGGCAACACCAAACCAACGCTTTTCCTCTCCAACCATATAAACATATGTCTTTGTCCATTTTAGAAGTATAGAGAGCAGTTCGGACTTGCTCATCCACTTGGAAATCTCAGACCAGAGGACATCGTGCAACTGCTGTTTGGTTGGTGCTGTCGCAACGATTCTTGGGTGTGGAAAACAGGTAACGAACCACAGGAACACCGCTGCCTCAAGACCAGTCTTTCCAACACCCTGTCCGGATTTAATGCTTACCTTTGGGTTTGCAGCCAAGTCTCTAGCTGCTTGTGCCTGCCATTCATCTGGTTCGAAATTCAGAACTTCCCGAAAAAACATGACTGGATCATCACGCCACAAGGGAATGCTTTCGTCAAGGAACTCAGAGAACGCCGTATCATCCATCATGTTTCTCTTCCCTCCTTGCTTTCACTACAGCTTCAGCCCATGCACGAACAACCTCATTGCCCTTGCTTTCTCCGGCAATCTTCTGCTTCTCCAGTCTCAGCTTCGCAAGTGCCTCAATGGCTTTGGTCTTCTTCGACTGCACAGTTGACAGCTCTTTTTCAAGTCTGGCAATCATATTGTCCTTGTTTTCCATATTTGTCATCATGTTATATGTGTTACCCGGAAGACGATCTCCAGAAGCAACCTTTTCTTCAATGCGTTCTTCATAGAGCTGTTTATCTTCATCTGATTTGAAAGCTCGCTTGTCTTCAGTTCTGGCGAAGCCGAACAAAGATACTTCTCCATTCATATTCCGGTATTTATTGATTGCCGCCATGATTCGTCTTTCCCTCACGGCAAAGAGCTGAATCTGTTCGATCAGGAGCATTTCTTCATCCATCGGGATATCTTCGATCATATCTTTTTCAGATTCATCAAGGACATCCCAATATACGGAAGAGTACGCTCCGTGTTTCTCTGCAATCTTATCTCCCGGTTTCAATGGACCGCCTTTGTTTCCTACAGCATTTTTGTTTCCAAGTTGTCCACCTTTATGGCGAGCGCTCGTTTTTTTCTTTTGCGAGCGCTCGTTTTTTTTCTTTTTTGTATCTCCATCCCAATTTTGGGTTGATTTCCAGCGTCGAACTGTACTGGCAGGAACATCCAACTTCTTGGCAATGTCAACAAGTTTCATCCCTCTCTTATACATTTCCTCAGCTTCAATGCTGTTGGGACTTCTTGCCCTTGCCAATGGACACCCCTCCCTTCCATCATCTTATTTCGGCATATGCAAAAAGGAGAGGTTACACTCCCTCTCCCCGCTTTTTGTTCTATGTACAATAGAACAGCATTAAATTTTTGTGATAAATTCAGCTTTTGAATATCCCGTCACCCCTTTTGTCATCATCTTCAAGAAGTCTTCTTTTGAAAAATCAGACAATCGGAAGATTTCTTCCGGTCTCATTCCAAGCTGTTTACCGATTTCTTCTACAGTTTTGCCTTCATCCATGAGTTCTTTTACGATTTTCTTCATAGGTTCCAACAAATGCGTACCTCTTGCCCTGTTATGAGTAACGGTACCGTAAATATCTTCTGAATGCTCTTTATGCTCCACAATAACTATAGGAACCTTGCCATCCAGTTTTGAAAGCAAAGGCTCCATTCCTGCAACTGTCCATCTATGAAAGCCATCAATGATCGTCATATCCGGTCGGACTACTATCGGAAGCGTCCATCCGTTCGTAAGAATAGACTGAATAAGCAGTTTCAAGTTCTCTTTCGAAACTTTGTTCGGGTTATAGTCATTCGGCTTTAATAAATTTCTGTCCACCCAACGCAACGTGGACAGCGGCGCTGTTAACTTACTATCCATGTTTTCTCTCCTTCTTTGCGTTATTGATATACCGTCCATATATTCTCTGATACAGTGCCCTGAATGTCCGCATCTTAGGATCACCAGATATCAGACCCTCGTAAATATGTTTGCAGTCCTCCGGTGTTGCAATAGCAGATACTGCAATAAAGAAATTACGGTACCTCTCTGCTACATGCCGTTTATGCGGAGTATCAAAAATTTCCATATGATCAAACAGATTTATCAATTCCTGTTTATAATCTTTCTGCTCCTGTCCCTGTTCAGATTCTTTCCGCTTTCTGGAACTTCTGCCAAACATCTCGCTATCCCAGTACAGGGCGGCCAGATATGCGTTCGGCTCTCTCCGAATGACCCTCTCCATAAGATCTGGATAATACTCATTCATCTTCACAAGGCTTCTGGCTGTATCAACAGAAAAAAACTGCGATACCCGCATCTGACGTTTACTGGATCCTGACTGCCAGAGAAACAGATATATCTCCGGGATATCTACATAGTTCCTCAGTAAGAAAAGCCATACATCATTATCAGTCCAGTCGTAGATTGGAAATACCTGCTTCTTGGATGTCATTCTGTTTCCGGCTTTTGTCATAGACGCAATATTCTGAAGACGCTGCACGGATTCCGCTGTACGGATTCCGACCATCGTAATACCTGATACAGTAGTTCGTGGCAGGAAATCCTGATAAGCATCAATCCTCGGTCTTAACAGTTTATGACTCCTTATTGCAAAAGAAGGAGGCTGTCGTACCCACACATCCTGCTTTGTTGAATCCCAGCAAATAAATGTCTCGTCATTCGACAGCTCGTTAAAGCAATTGTAATGTTTTACTTCTACACAATACCATTCAAATTTAGCTCCCATCATCATAAAGATTCTGCGCCATTTCTTTGTCATTTCTTCCATGCAAGGAAATATTGCTTCTTCATCTATGAATTGCACGGTAAGCTGTTTCATGTTAATCTCGCCACGGTTGGCTAGGTTTACCATTAACTGTGCCAAGCACAAGCTGTCCTTTCCCCCACTGAAAGAAAAGAACACTGGCAGACCATTTCCAAATACATTTTTTATTCGGATTTCCGCAGCCTTCACAACATCAATGTTTGATTCGCAGCGTTTTACAGCCATATTCTCTCACCGCATTTAGGGCAGACAACAAACCTTCTGGTCTCTGTGATCGCTGGTTCGGTTTCAGTGGCATTCTGCTCTTCTGCTGGCTGTTCGTTCTGCGGGTTCGGCTTTTCCGGGCTACTCTCTCCATTATCAGCTGATTGTGTATCCACTGCGGCTTTCTGTTCTCTCTTTTCATTTGCTTCTTTAATCTTCTGGATTTCGGAATCATCTAAAGTTCCATACTCAGAGAGTTTTTCGGTAACTTCATCCGCATCAGCGACCATCTGCTGTAAAATTTCTTCATCATATCCAGGGATATCCAGATCCCCCTGCAGTTCCTCAAGGAACTCATTCAGGGTTTCCAGATTGTCGATTCCAAGGGCATAGGTCTTATTATCAGCTATCATGAGTTTCTTTTTATCATTCTCAGAAAGCCCTGCTTTTACATATACAGTTGCTTCCTGATAGCCAAGACTCACCATAGCTTCATACAAACCGTTACCAATCAGAATGATATTGTTTTCATCAATGACCAGTGCTCGTGTCTGACCAAACTTTTCAAGTGATCTCTTCAGTTCCCTGATCTGCTGTTCTGAATGAATCCTGACATTTTTCTCAGGATGCTTCAGAACACTCAATTTTTTGATTGTTACTTTCATCTTACTTGTCCTCCATTTCTGAAGGGCAATGGCTTCCGGCTGCAACCGGCTATTTGATAGCTTTTAAAAATTCTCTGGCTCCATCGATATGCTGTGCCGCATTTTCAACTATGGTCTTATCAATGTCGTAAACTTCTTTCCATCCCTGCTGTTCTGTCTCCATGTACTGTCTGGCAGGCCATGGATGTGTACCGCATAAATATCCTTTCTCCCAGTCATATATGGGCGGGAGCTTTACATCATAATAGTGAATGTATGCAAGGATATCTTCGTGCCTCCACTCTGCAAGAGGGCTGTATCTGGTGATTCCGGCTGAATTAGTGTAGATATTATCTTTTCCAACATAATTGCCGTCTGCCTTTCTGCGTCCGAGCAGGAGTATTTCCAGCTGATGCTCTTTATAATATCGTGCCTGTCCCCTATGCTGTACGATATGGAACCACTGTGCTGCTTTGGTGCTTTTATCCGGGAACAACATATCCGGATGCTTTTTCAGCCATTCCATATCCTGTCCAGTATTAATAACCTCAAGGCCAGAGGGTTTATTCTGCTCTATCCATGCAATAAATGCCGGATATTCCAGATTGCATCTCACAAGGACGCTCTGATCGATGCCAGCTTTCTCGCATATCTCTCCAAGTACCAGGGAGTCTTTTCCCGCACTCCATGCATAGGCTGCCTTTTTTCCCTTGCATTTCTCTTTGATGTCTTTCACTGTCTTTTTCACAAGAGAGTCCAGTTCTTTCTTTGATACCGTCTCTTCAATGTGATCAAGTGCATTCTTCCAGTCTTCATTATTTCGAACGGATTGTTTTCTACCGAGCATAGCGTCTCTCCTTTCCGGAAGCGGCCAAGGCAATAATTCCGCTCAACAGGACTGTGAGCAAGCTTCCCAGTGTTTTATATGGTCCACTATTCAAAGCGCTGCCGTAGGCAAATACAGGAAGCCCTACAGCCAGTGCAGCAACCACACCTGTGATAATCCCTTTTGCATTCAGTCTTACCCCTTTCAGTGTCATGACTGTTGGAAGTAATGTTGACGCCCTCAGTGTGCCATAGAACAAAAACAGATGTGTCACTGTAATTCCCGGGATATTTGCAATCAGAATGCCAGCGATCAGAAGCACTGCCATTGCAGCTCTGGTCTTCCTGATGTCTTTTCCTCCTGCAATATCTGTCGTAAGCGAAGATACTGCGCACAGGTTGCTATCCACTGTAGACAGCAAGCCGGAAACAATCATGAAAAGGAACGGCAATACTGCCCAGGACGGGAAAAAGTGGCGGATCAATTCAAAATTGATGATTCCAAGGTTCTGTGCCTGATATCCTGCACCAGCTCCCATAAATCCGAGGATTCCCATTGACAGCGGAACCACCGCAAAAAGAACTGCTCCAAGAAGAAACGCTCTTCCCAGCTTCTCTTTTTTTACTGCAAACGCTCTCTGCCAGAAGCTCTGATCTCCAAACGGCCCGGATAAAAGTCCAATCGTTGTCGGAAGCCCAAAGGCTAAGAAAATCTCTACTCCTTTTCCAGAGAATAGTGTTGTGTAGTCTCCTGATATACCGCTCAGTCCCTGTATAATGCCCTGTGTTCCTGTATTTCTTACTCCGAATGTTACAAATAGGCTACATGCAACAAGCATGAATACCATTTGAATAGCATCTGTAAGCATAGATGCTTTGATTCCGGAGAACAGGGAATATGAAATTGCTATGCAAGCAAGCAGAATAGTCATGGCTTTGAACGAAATTCCTGTTACTGCACTAAGGATCTGACTTCCTGCAAGAAGCTGAACTCCCGTTGACAGAACAGACAGCCCGATCAGCTGAAAGAGGTAAACTCTTTTCACTCCATCGGATTTGTATTTTTCTTTCATGTAACCAGACAGTGTCATTCCTTCCGGCATTTCCTTCCGGATTCTCTTTGCAAAAGGAATAAATATCACCAAGCATAAAGCATTTGGCACTAAGAACCAGAAAAGCCCAATCCATCCGGCCGAATATGCTTTTTCTGTTGAAACAAACAAAGCCGGCGCCCAGATCCACGTCGCCGCAATACTCAGTGCGGACAGGATCCAGTTCTCAGACCGGCTTCCAACACAAAAATTTACTACATTTTTCTCTTTTTTAGTCATGGTCACTGTCGCCAGTATCATGATCGCTGCGTAGACAAACAGCATAATTATTCCATTCATGTATGATCTCCTTTATTTTTCTAAAGGAGCATTTTACCTTTACATTTATATCCCTCCCGTCCAAAGGTTTGCATTAAAAAAGCCACCAGATTTCACTCTGATGGCTCATGGCTCATGATAAAATTTTACCCGATTATCATACACCATTTTCGTTATTAAGTCAATGTTAAGTTAACGCTTTTCGATATTTTCTATTTTTCAAAAAAATCTCAGTCCGTCAATCCCGAAAAACAGCGAAGATAAGCGCTCTTTCGCAATTTTGAGATCCTCGTAAATAGTGACTTTACTAACGGAAAATTTTTTTGAAATTTCCGTAATATTCATTGACTGCTTTGATATGTACAATAACTTGATTACTTTGTATCTTCTCTTGTCTTTCTCTGAAAGCTTGCTACAATAAATTCTGTATACGTCCAGCATTTTATCAATATGCTGTACCATTAAAGCCGTTCTCTTTGCCGACGCCTTGATAGATTCCACGATCACCTTGTCGTCTTTCATCTCCATAATGTCTTCCAGTATTTCTGTGACCTCTTCTCTTTTTGAATCCCTCGATTCATATACAGCATTTTCACAGGATGCCTTGAGAGTCCTGTAGTTTCTGAGGAGCAATTCTGTATTGTGAAGTCTTCGGTCTATTCTTTCTTTTTCAGCCCGGCGCTGAGCCACCAGCATTGTATCGCTCGCAACCTGTGCTCCTGCCACTGCTGCCTGCTGAATCATTTCTTCAACATCTTTTTTGCTCATAACAACGAATTGTTTTTCTGTATCCATGCTCCACCTCACACATATTTCTTTCCAGTCTCAGGATCCTCGAATTTGATTCTGTCACAGAGTTTGAATCCAAAACCTCTGGCAAGTCTCTTTACCATCTTCACAAACAATTCTGCGTCCTCATCCTTTTTGCTTCTACTTGCCCTGTACACCAATGTTCGGGTTCTATCCGCTGCGCAGATTGCATCATGTGCTGTTCTGTCCTTACATCCGCTTGCATTATATAAACTTTTATCCATTTCAATTCTCCTTTATATATTTAAGCATGTACTCCTCTTTATACCGTTTCCATTGTTGATCTGTCATTCCCGGAGCGTAGAAATTTCGCACTGTATCAAGCGCTTCCATCATCCCACATTTGGGACATATCATTGTTTTATTGTCTTTTCTTGATAATGCCGGGCGAGAACTATACTCTTTCCCACATTCAGGACATATCCTTTTCTCCTCCATTTTTTAAACCTCCCAAGAAATCTTCTATAGTCATTTGGCCTGGAATAGATTCTTCCGGTTCCTCCTGTTCAATAGAATAATGAGGCAAGATACTTCCCCAGCATTCTGGTCCATATCCTCTCTCAATGCTTTCCGGATCCGTCAGTTTCCTTCCACATTTCTGACATTTGCTGTACATACGAATCCTCCATCTTTCCGCCAAGTAATGCAAATAGCCATGCTCTCTGGCTCTGCAGGTACTCTATCTTCCATTGAAGAATCATCTGGTCAATCACCTGATCTTCAATCACCTGATATTTTTTAGCTATCGCAATCTGTTCTTCATTCTCTCTGATAGCTTTCTCGATATCAATATGAATCCTTGCATACTCCTTCAAAGGAGCTTCCTTGGCCTTTTTAGAAGCTATAACAGCCCATAAAAACCATACAATCATGCAAGTAAAGATTCCGCATAAGTAAAACACAATTTCTTTCATTCAGACTTCACCTCTTCTCCATCGTACCAGCCTCGAATCTTCTCAAAATCAAGGCTTTTCAGAACCTCATCCATAGTTTCCCTTGATATTTTATTTATTTCAGTTGCAGATTTTCCAAGGATTAATCCTTTTGGTAATACTTTGCTATTTCTGACAACAGCAAAAAGAGCCAATTTATACTTTTCAGTGTCTGCTTTTGTATGTTCAATTCCTCGGTTATATCCGCTGATCCATGTTGCATCTTCTGAACAACCGCACTTTTTGCATATATATCTTCCCGGCCGGTCAGTCTCAGACCTTTCAAACACATGACCATCGCAAGATTTTTCTCGTATACTATTCACATTCATTTTTTCAAGAATTGCTATGGTTCGTTCATCAAGCCCCTTTTCTCTTGCTTTTTCGATATCAAACATCTTTTCACTCCAATCGAATATTTTTCTTATTTACAATTAGGTTTCTTAATTCTCTTTATCTCTTTGAGTTCCGGCTTTTCGACATGAGTTTCTGCCCATTCTCGCATTTCTTTTGCCCCAGGATTCTTTTCTTCGATTTCTGATGCTAAATGACGTAAAACAGTAGATATAAGTCCTGCATCCGCGGTTGCATAAGGCGTAATGGCATGAATAATGTTTGAACTATAATAACCTAAGCCTTTTCCAAATAGCTCTGCAGCTTCTTTTGTTTTGCCTTCCTGAATCAGTTCATTGCTTCTGAGCACATAACTTGCCATGCGTTTTTCTTTAAATTTTTTCATTTCTTCATCTCCTCCAGCTTCTTTTCAGCTTCCTCAAGAGTAAGGAATAAAAATTTGCCAAATTCATTGTCAAAATATCTGCAACAACATCCCCTTTTTCCAACTGGCTCTGCAAAGTAACATATATTTCCAAATATGCTTGGACAGATTTCTATTTTTTTAATTTGACATTTTGTATAATGACTGTCTCCTGGAAAAAAGCAAAAAACTTCTGTTCCAACCTTACACGGCAACCTCACAAGCAAGCCCTGTTCTTCTGCTCGTTCATATTCTCCTAACTTATCAGCCACTGCATTTAATACCGGGCATTCATCCGTTCCGCAGAAATCCCCATCATAAGGACAGCTACTTGCACACTGTTTTATATATGTTTCACCTGTTACGGAATCTTCCGTTAATCTCTCCATCTACTTCACCTCCTGTAATTTTGCTAATACAAGTGTTCCAACCTCGAATCCATGCAAGACTAAGTTTACTTCTCCAATATTCCTCTTCTTTCTCCTCCGGCAGTGGCTTCAACGGACACCAATCAGGTCTTGATTTGCTTTCACAATCATAATGTTCTTCTGTCATCAGAATTACATCATAATCTAAACAGCCAGCTAATTCACAATAGCCCACATATTCAAGTTCGCCGCAGTATGCAGTTCCGAACGGGCAATCATAGCAATTCTCTGGTGTATCTATCACTAACACTGTTTTACTCATCTGATTCCTCCTGCAATAATTCTGGATTGTCAAAAATGCTTCCAACTACTTCCATTTCGCACCTGTCGATATAATCTTTGGTCAGTGGCATTGAATAGCAGAATGGTTCACATCTGCTGATTGCGTCTGTCGGAATAATCTCATAATGCCATCCGACAACTTTATCTACTATGGACCCGGTTTCAATATTTCTTACACCAAATTCTCCAAATACCGTTTTTACAAGGTCTTCTGAATTTCCATGACACATCAAAATATCATTCTCCCAGATTTTCTTGCCGTTCTTATCTGTTAATCCTGTGTACTCGCATATTGTATCCGGATCAACTTCGTCAAATTCATCCGCCATAACGGTCCATTTGCCTATTACCAATTTCCCTATGAATATTCGCTTTTCTCCCGGCATTCCACCATCCAACAGGTATCCCTCTATCCATTCACCGTTATCTTTTTTCTTTCCCTTGAAAAGAATCTCTCTCATATAGTGTTATCCTCCTGTGTTCTCGAAAGTGGTTCAAATCTTCTTTTCTGCTTTACATTTGGATATTTCTTTCTGTCCACATCACTTGTAAACATACTTAACGGTCTGCACCATGTTACAAGTGGGTCTGTAAAGCACTTGTAAATCACCATAATTTCATCAGATTCTGTATTCACTGCAAGATCAGTAACGATATAGATTCTTCCTTTGAAATGTCTATATCTTCTTCCTACCATGCTATCTCTTAATTCTTCTAAATTTTCACCTGATACTTTATTCATTCAGCTCCACCACCTTTCACAATTTCGATTGCTCTGTTCAGTCCAGCATTATATCCTTGATGTATGTCAGATAATACGCATTCTGATTCGATAAATTTATCTCTTTTTAATTCGTTGATAACCTTGTCCACATCAAAAGCTGTCGGCTGTACATCTACAATTCCCAGTAATGTATATTGCAATTTGCAAGGACACTCTCCATCCTCAAATATTTTCCTCAACCTGTCCGCATCAATCAGTCTCACGATTCCACCTCGCATTCTTTTAAATCGGAAATCAGCCAACTTCTATCTTCTGCTTCAATAAAATCAAACTTTGCATTTGTTATACCCTCTAAACACAAATATTTGTATGTACTTCCGTACATAGACTCAACTTTTCTACCAAGGTATAGTTGCCCCCTTCCGTTTCTCAGAATGTAACTCCACGAAGGATCTAGCGCTTCAAGAAAGCTTTTTTCATTTTTTGTAAGTTTAGGTCTTTCATCTCGCTCCAGATCTTCCTGAAGCTGTTCAAGCATAACCAGAACATCCTCAACATACATTCCATCGTGCTTGCTGTACTTTGAATACTTATCTTTGTATTGCTTTAATCTGTTTTTGATATAACTCATACTTCAACCTCGCTATCATTTTCCTTTTCCCCTGCCGCAATCTGACAGGCTCATGCGGCAGGATTGAATCTATGTGAATTTTAGAGCACCCTTTATTTTTCAAAGCGCTTCCTGTAACTTATCATCATTTTTCTCATTTATTTCACATACATAATTTGTAATAAGGCATTTATTGTTTGCAGCTACTCCTGCAATAGCTCTCAGCAGATATCCAGCAATCTGTTCTTTTTTTACACTAGATTTTTCCGAGCATTCAACATTAATTGTTATCTTAATATTTTTTTCTTCCATAACGCCATCTCCTTCTCACTTCTGCTCTTTTTATACGGTGAACCTCATTTTCCAAAGCATTCATCTGTCTCTGGATATCATCAACATCAACCAATAAGTAAAAATCCGGCTGAACCAGACGAGTTGGCCCCACATTCAGATTCATCTCCTTGTGAAGTTCCTTGCATTTATTTTCATTTCCATGAACTGCTTTATATACTTTCATTTTCCGCACCTCCTAAGAAATTCTTTCCGAACACTGTCATATTCTGTTAACAGATTAATATCTTTCTTCCAGCTCAACGGACGGTCTGTAATTTCTACATAATATTCTTTCTGGATCAAAAGCCCATAACTTGCAGAAGAATAAACATCTTGTCTGTTGCATCCGATCCGTTCTGCTATGTCGGATGAAGTGATGGAATACTCCATCACCGTTCCGTCCTTTCTGCATAAATTATATAAATTTGCCATTTTTTCTTCTCTCAACTAAATTTCCATGAGTCTATGCCATGTAAATTATGGCTTTTCCTTGTCAATGTAACACTATCCTCGAAATGCTCTCTGCAGCTTTTCTTTACAGCTCTTCTCATCCCTTTCGAAGTCTGACGTTTTGCCCGTCTTTTAAAACCAGGTCCAACAAGATGGTTCTTATGATACATTCCCATGAATATCTCCTTTCAGCTGTGTGTGGCGTAGAAGTTCTCCATTGCCCATCTATTCCCGGTAGCAGCCACCTGTGCTCTGGTTCTTTCATATGGAGTAAGTGGTTTCCCAGAAATTCTTTTGGATCTGGTTTTCGGAAGGAATCCTTTCCGACGAAGCTCTTCCAGTTCTTCTGGTGTTGCATCTTTTACATCTTTCATATCCAAGATCTCAATCATAGTTTTTATTCCTCTCTTATCATTACTGGAAGCACGATAGCTTTCATGTCACTGTCTTCCGCTTCAACAACTGCCGGCATCTTAGGTCCTGAGAAATTCATGGCTATATTTTCACAAGTGAATGCTTTCAGTGTTTCAAGAACCAGCTTCGAATCGAAGCCAATTTTCAATGGTTCAGGAATCGGATCCTGAAGCTTCACCTCTTCCTGATAATCCGTAAGTCTGTCGGCAATGCGAATATTTAACTGATCTTCGTTCATTTCGAAGACTGCAGGTTTCTTTTCTTCCGTACACATCTTTGCTCTGGTCATTGCCGCAACTAATTCCAGTCTGGAAACATAAGTTTTCATCTTTCCCGCCATGAAAAATCTATTGTAATCAAAATACTTACCCTCTATTAACCTCGTGTAAATGGTATATTCTTTTGATTTGAATACCGCTCTATTTTTTGTATATGTAACAGCAACATCATCAATAATTCCCATTGACACAAGCTTCTTTGCCACTGTTTTAGGCACTATCAGCTTCATATCTGCGGTACCGTCAGTCGGTATCGAATCAACTGCTACGACATGTCCGTCAAGTGCGACCAACTTAATCTTGTTTTCTCCACCTTCGAAGTACACACCCATCATCTGTGTTGCAGAACTGCTGTCTGCAGCTGCATAGATAACATGTCCAATTGCCTCCATCATCCTCTTGCCATTGATCACAACTTCTGGGGCATCCAGATCTTCTGTAACATCAAAGCTGAATTCTTCCGGAGGATAGCTCTGATATTTATTCTTTATAGCTTTTGTCTTGATCACGACAATATTTTCACCCTCTGTATCAATATCTACTTCTCCTTCTGGAAGATTTTTAATTACATCAAAGGCTTTCATAGGAATGATGAAATAACTGCCTTTAGAGGCCTCTAATTTGAGCTGCATGGTCATTTCTGTATTTGATGCGATTAAATACCCGTCCTTTACCAGAACGCCTCCTAATGCCGGAAACTGGTCGTTCTTCTGCACAATGCTTTTCAATTTATCAATAGTTCTGGAAATCTCATACTTCTGTACTTTCATCTTCGTTCCTTTCCCGGAGTGTTATCCCGTCCAGATATTTCACAATACCGTTACTATATTTAACTCTATAAGGCGCCAGTTCCTCACGATTCATATACTTATGTCCGTAGATTTTTTTCATGTCTCTGAATACAATCCATGGAACCCTGTAAAACTCCTCGAATTCGAGGGATATTACCAAGAAGCACATGGCCCCCATCTTCATGTAACGTTCAAAGCATTCCTCCTGCTCTTCTGTCACAACATTCCGACTGATCTGGCCTTTATCTGTATGTTTCGCATCAAACAGAACCATTGTAGAGTCCATCAGGGCGCCTTTAAAATCCGGTTGAGCCTGTTGTGTAAAACAGCATATGAACTGACCTCTGTCTCTGTTATACGGCTTGATCACTTTAAAAGCTTCAGGGGTTTTATCTATAACAGCTATCCCCCGGTCCTCATAGAACCGGGAAGCTGCAATAATCATTCTTTCAAAATATTCGCCGTTTGATCTGCTTTTAAGCCCTCTGATTGAACGATTATAAGTATCCATGCTCACCTGCCACTTTCACCAGCTTATTGATCGTTACTGCTCCGATTCCCGGAATCTTATTCTGCTGAAGCAATACAATAAACTCCTTTGCTGTATTTTTAGCTAAAGCCTTGCCTTCGTTGAACCCTTCACTTCTGGCTTTCTCCACTCTGTCTTCCACATAATGAACCAGCTGTTCATCTGTCTTTTTTCTCATTTTTACTGCTTTCTCGTGGATTTTATTTTCATCCATTGTTCTTCTACAACTTTTCTTAGTCATTCTATCTCCTTTCTTACACGGCTTCTGGCTCCACGAACCCGATCTGTCTATCTTCTTTCCATTCTGTTCCAGAAAAATCAAGTGCCTGTCCGCACTTCTCACAAAAATCAGGGTAGTAATCTGGTCCAGCATTCAACGCACCACCGCAAGCCGGGCAATAATGGTATTCATGTTCCAACTTCACGAAATTGTATCGAATAACAATTCCTGTTTTTGATACAGGTTTCATAGCGATCATTACTCCACCCTCTCTCCATATTCGATCACATATTCATACTGCGTTGTCTTTCTAGTTTCACTGCTTGGAATCTCTTTTCTTACGATCTGAACCGCATATCCTGCTTTCGCCAGCATTGAAACCATCTGCAGTCTGTCTTCTTCATTCCACTGTACCGAGCCTTTACGAATGCTCCTTATAATCTGCTTAGCCATTACCCGCACTTCCTTTCTATCTTTTCTTCTCGTTCTTTCATCAGTTTCTCGAATGCAGCTACAAAAGTTTTTACTGATGACGGCATCTCGCAGTTGTGACTGCCCCTGCACTGGATCACTCGACCTTTGTTATATTCCATTGTGAAATATGGTGTATCAGGTTCTTCCACTCTGCGCACAAAGAAGATGTGTGTCTGCCCTTTGGCCACTCGATCAACGTAAGTTCCAACACAATGGTGAAGGGCAGCTCCTTCATTCTTGATTTCCTGTGCATCTCTTGGCACTCTCAATATCAATCCTTTTCCTTTTATCAGGAAAGCGTTATCTATGCCGGCATTCTCTTTGAGCATTTCCTCCAGAAGTTTTTTCATGGCCTCAGCCTCTCGCTTTATCCGTTCTTCTTCCCAACGTTTCTTTTCTGCGGCCTTTTTATCTTGTACTGCCTGATATTCCGCAGCTGTCCTGTCATGAACTTTTTTGAAATTCTTCGGGAAATAGAAGAACATATTGGTGAGGTCATATTTCAGTTCTTTACACCAAGCCAGATAATCCAACCAGTCCTTGGCACAATTCTGCAAACGTTCTTCCCTGATATCCGGTCTTTCTTTGTGCTGCATATAAGAATATCTCCAACACCCTCCACGCTCTCCTACTCGATAATCGGAACCTTCGCGCTCGATATATCTGCAGATCTTATGAATCGTTGAATGTCTGTTTTCTTTCCGTATCAGCGTTGTATTGCATCCAAAGAGTTTATAGAACCGTTCCAATTCTTCCGCTTTCAGGTTGTATCCGGAGCTTTGCGCTTCCTGCAATAGCCTCAATTCATCAATGTTCCCATCAATAGACTGCAGGATTCGTGTGTTCTCCTTCGTGAGCCCGAGTATTTCAAATATTGTTTTTCCGTTTTTTCTGAGTCCCCTGATTCCATTCCGGCTTTCATATCCAAAGGCACCATCGTGATACTCATTGATTAGATGCGCGGCCAGTTTATACAATCCCATTTTTATAAACCATTCAAGCTGCGGAAACTCCCTGTATCTGTTGATTGCCTTTGCATAATGTATCTGTTCACTCGGTCTATTCTCCGCCAAAATTTCCAACGCCGAGTATTTCATTGGAGTATCTTTCCATGCTTCCGGCAGGTTTCCCGGATATAAGGTGCAGTATGACCTTTCTTTGTACCCTTCATCTGTACACCACCGCACAATACCGGTTTGTTTATAGTCCCTGTATTCGTAACTGTTGGTGCATGGAGTTCCGTTTGGTGCAAATTTGTAAAACGTCCTTACGATCTCAAATAATCCATCATTTATCTTTCCATCCGGCTTTACTTCTCTGTGTGCTGTAAAATACCTCCACAGAAATCCCTCTTCTCTTGGTTCAATAAATGAAACAATCCTCTCGTCCCATATATGTGACGGCATCCTGCCTCTGGCTTTAATGGTGACTGGGCTTCCGCAAATCGGGCATACGCCTTTTTCATTGTTTCTCAAGCGAATTTTCGTTCGGTCTACTAATTTCACACCGTTACAATGTGTACATCTCACCAGCACCCACTTCTTTGTGTACTTAGGTGAATATATCAGATACCTGCTGAACGACATTGCCTTTTCAGACACCCACTTTTTAAATTCTTCCGGAATTTCCTTAACCGTTCCCATGACTGCATCAATAGGATTTGTCTCCTTGGCATGTTTTTCATCCAGTCGCCGCTGTTTGACCATGTCCTGAAAACGTGTCACAGCTGTCCAGTCTTTAACATCTTTTTCTGTACTCCATTCTTTGAAAAAGCCACGCATACGATCAATGTCTGCGTCCGTCCAGAAGAACATGTTTGGGGTATATCTGTTCCCCTTATCTCTATCCCAGTGATATTCATACAGGTGAATACATTCCATCCGATCAAAAGCTGCAGTCAGCCATTTCACCCTTTCAGCAGTCAGATCCTGTGATATGTAATCATTCTTGGAAAAAAATGTTCTTAACTGAGCGCTCTTTTCTCCTTTCTTCAGTTTATCAATGGGATAGAATGTCATCATCAAAAGATCTTTTTCTATGTCTCTTGTTGTAACAATATGCGTGCCCGCAGCTCTTTCAGCAAACCTGACCATTTCGTCTGTGGCTTCTTCTCTTGGAATCTGTGCTAATTTTCTCTTTTCCATGTGACATCCTCCTACAGAAGATCGAACAGTGATATCTGACCGTTCAGGCCGCTGCTTTTTGTACTTGTTTTTTCAGTTTTCCGCTGCTTGGAAGCAGCATCTTTTTTCTCTGGCTTTTCAGAAACCTTGGAATCATTCTTTGTTTCCTGAATGTCTTTCTTGATTTCTGTAACTTTTTTAGCTGGTGCTTCTGTCTTTTTTGTTGTCGCAGGCTTTTTGCCTTTTTCCTTTTTGGCGGTTTCCGGTTTTTCATACTTGTGGTAATAATCCTCGGCCCATTCATACACAACTCGGTCTTCAACTGCTGTACTTCTGCCATTCGACTGCTTCCTAGCCTGTTCGACAATATAGTTAAAGCACTTGTTCCAGGTCTTTCCCTCCTGCATCACATCTTCAGCAAGCCCCTGATCCTCTTCGCATCTTTTCAACAGATAAGCAATGATCGACTCAGCAAAATTCTTCTGGGTTGCTTTTTTCTTTTCAGCTTCCAGTTTTTCTTTAGCCTTCTGCTTTACCGGCTTTGCATTCTCAATTTCTGCAGCTCTAATTTCCTCTTCTGTTGGATCCGCCATTCCTGTAAGAATCTCAGCAAGTGAAGCTTTCCCCAAATACACAGTATCCTCTGCTTTCACTTCATTGCCGCTCTCGTTCTCTAATTTGCTCTCTGGCAGTTCTGTTTCATCCTGCCCTATCGTTTTACTGTCCACGCCCGTTTCCGTCTCTAAACGGGCGATTTCAAGCTTCTTCTCAGCATCCTGTTTTAATTGTTCTGACATCTATGTTCTCCTTTCATCGTTTCAGCAGTTGTCTCTCATACTCTGCAAAATCATAATCTCTCTGGTGAAAATTATTAAAGCGGTTTTGAGAAACAGGTTTTGACTTATCCGGCACGCGAGGTGCCTTATCCTGCTCTCTGGATATCCAACTTGTAATAAATCGTTTGATTCCCCTCGGAGTCTTTTTGTTTCTGGGGTTAGAATCAAGCCATCCACGCATATTACGCAATGCCTGTTCAACATCAACTGCCGGATATAATTCTTTAAGCTCTTTGACATATTCTTTTGTCACCAGGTAATCATCCCCATTGATCAACGGCAGTTTGATAAATACATCTGCCTGAGCCGGCTCTGTCTCTACCTTCAACTCAGCCTTTGAACAGGATGGCTCTATCTCCACCTTCGTCCTGTTCTCCGCAACTGGCTCTATCTCCACTTTCGGTTGCGGCTGTCCGGAGTTCACCTCCGGGCAAATGTATTTATTCTCTATCTCTTTATCTTTATCTATCTCTATCTCTATCTCTTTCTCTTTCTCTACGTCACTGAGGTGTAACTGTTGCGTCACACCAATGTCACATTGTGACGTTTTTTTATCTCTAAGACGTCTCATTCTTTCAGCACTTGCGCTTTCAGATCCCACCATTCTGGAACACTCTGTAAGCTCATATTTGCTTTCGTCTATCAGTTGCAGGAGTCCCTGAGCCATAAGAAACTGGACTGTGACTTTTACGTTTTCCTCTTCTTCATCAAGTTCAAGTGCAATCTCTTCTGTAAAATTCTCTTCTACTCCATCGAAGAAGAGTTTTCCCTCATTTTTCAGAGATACCAGCAACATCTTGAGATAGATAATTGTGTATGTATCGCCTCCGGCAATTCTGCGGAGTTTTTTGATCGGCTTCTGCCGGAAGAAATCATCCGGCAGCTTAAGCCAATAGTATCTTTTTCCCATATACGCCTCCTTAGTAAATGACCTTAGAGCCGTCTTCTGTTTTAATTACGGTTACAGACTGATTGAATCGAGCTTTCATAGCATCATCATGGGTTATTGCCATAATTTTCACATCTGGATACCTCTGTCTGATTGTTTCCAGAGCATCTACATAGGCCTGAGTTCCATCATCGTCGAGAAATGGAGGTTCGTCTATAAACAGCATTCCGAGCTGGATACCTGCGGACGTTGCTTTAATCTCAGACAATGCAAGGATAATAGCAAGTGAAGCCTTTACCTTTTCCCCTCCGGATTTCGAAGCATATGGGAGAGTTGTCTTTCCGTACTCATTGATCAGTACGTCCAGGGTAGCTCTGTCACCGTCTTTACCTTTAACGGTACGTTCCATCACAAATTCCACTCCCATAGTTCCGCCTGTCATAGATCCAAGGATATTGTTTGCAGTATCAGTAATGTGAGGAATAATATTTCGGATGATCTGATGCGGAACGCCATCCTGTGAAAATGCCTGTTTCAAAGCCTCGTAGCAATCAGCTTTCTCAGCTGCAACAGCAATACCTTTATTCAAAAGAGCTATTTCAGAACGCATCGCCTCAACATCTTCAACTCTCTGTGTCAGTACGCCTTTTTGAATCTGCGCTTTTTCCAGAGTTTCTTTTGCAGATTTTAATCTTCTCTCAACTTCTTCAAGAGCTTCACTGCCTTCAATATCTTTTCTTAATTCTTCCAGTTTTATTTCCGCTTCACGAAGATTGTTATATAAAACAAGTTCGTTGGCATCTTCCTTGCTCCGCTCCTGATATAATTCAGTAAGTCTCTTATCAATATGCTGCTTTCTCTCTTCATACACCGGAAGTTCCTTTTCCTGGTCTGCAAAATGTGCCACCGAATTTCTTTTACATACAGCATTATCGTACTTAATAACGGAATCAGATAACATATCAACAATATCAGTTGCTTTCTGGGCCTTTATATTGAGCTCTAAGAGGCTTTCTTCACACTGCCCTATCGTTTTACTGTTGGTGTCCTTTTCTGTCTCTAAACGGGCGATTTCAAGTTTCTTTTTCTCGGCATCCTTTTTCAAGTTTTCATATTTCACAAGCGTACTTGCTTTTGTTGTCAAAAGATCTAATCTTTCAGCATCATATCCGATAACACAAATTTCATCCTGTTTTTTGGATATTTCTTCGTCTCGTTTGATCCTCAATGCTGCTATTTCTTCCTCACATTTTTCCAGATGGTCTGCTTCTTCTGGTAAACTCTTTACATCATCGATTGCTTTTGCGAGAAACCTGCAGCTTGCTCCATCTATATCAGGGCAACCGGAATTCTTCATAAATTCCTCCTGCTGTCTTATCTCGGAAATTCTGTCCAAACGATATTTCCGCCTGTTCTCTGCTTCTGATATACGCTGAGAATACGTTGCTCTTATCTGTTGCAGTTCCTGCTCCGCAACAGAAGCCAGATATCTTTTTTCCTGTAATTCCTCGCATTGTGTCCTCACCTGAGCCAGCTCCGTCAGTTTTTCTTCCAAATTATCCGGAAGTTCTGCTTTAAGCTGTTCAATAAGATTCGCAATGTCGTTATTTCGACGCTTTGCATCGTTTATGATATTCTGGCAATTCTGGATGTCAGCATTATACCCAGCAAGATTTCTTTTTGCATTGTCATGATTAAGAACGTCTTTCTCCAGCTCTATAATCTGTTCGGACAACTGTTTATATTCGGCGGCTTTTTTTCTGACCTCATTCGCTGATTCCAATGCGACATTACAGTTTTTTAAAATCTGTGTCTTACTTGAGATTTCATCTGAAATGGAGCTGCGTCTCTTATGACAATCATCCAATTCTTCCGAAGCTTTGCGGCACTCCTGCTCTGCTTTTGCAATCTGAGCATGTTTATTCAGTAACTGTCCTTGAGTATCGCTTAAATCCTCAATCTCTTTATTAAGCTGATGAATATCTTCCTCTGCTTTCTGCAATTCAGATTCCGGATCTCCTTTGGATTTGATAAAATCCATTTTAATTCGGACAGCTTCTTTTTTCGAGGCCAGCTCTTTTCTCTGTTCGGAGAGTTTCTTTTTTGAATCCAGTTCCATAACTCCATAGATTCCAAGACCAAGCAGTTTCGCAAGTATTGCCATACGTTCGTCCTTTTTAGCCTGCAAGAATAATCCGTACTGATCCTGCATGATTAAAGCGCAACTTCGGAATGTCATACTGTCCATACCGAGAAGCTTCTCTATCTCTGCCTGAGTATCAGCAATTCGCTCCTTTGAAATGTTTCGCCATTCATTTTCTTCATACTGAGATAGGTTCAACGTCGGTTTTCCTGACTTAGTTCTGGTACGTACGACCCTGAATCTCTTATCTCCAATGTCAAATACAAATTCTATAGAACCGCTTCTTGCATCTTCTGTACCGCGGATCCACGCCTTGTTGTCTCCCTCTCGAGTTTCTTCAAACAGACAGTCAACAATCGCATCCATGAATAAGCTGCTCTTTCCTGCTCCATTTACACCGTTGATCGTACAGAAAGATATATCAGCAAAATCAAATCTTTCTTCTTTATAATTTCTGTAATTGCGGACAGCTATTGAAATCGGTCGGAATACTCCGTGTATCTCTGCAGTTGTACTCTGTTTCATCGCTTCCGCAATAATCGGTTCTGCCAGTTCTACGATCTTATCCGGATTCTTGAAGCATTTTTCTTCCAGATACTTCTTGAGATTTAAAGTCGGGTCGCTTTCCTCTGATAGTAATCCTCTGTTCGTAACATCAATAGCATTTTCTGCCTCAATATCCGACACATAAAAGGCTCCCCAATCATACAAATCCTTTTGCAGTAACGGGATATTCAACAGTTTTTTCTGTTCACTGGTGCAACTATATTTCACTCTTACAATCATGTCTGAAATATCCCTGCTGATATTCGTAACCAATGCATATGCATCCCTGTTTCCGATATAATCACTTACCTGATTCGTGTCCCAATCTATGGTTTTGAATCTGCGATAAGGTGTTCCACAGAACTGAGATGATGTCATCTCCCCACCCATGAACTCATGAATATAAAATCCTCTGTTCTGATGCTCATCATTAAAATTCATGGCATTAATAGCGCCAGAGTAATACACGTTATGCAATCCGTTGATCTGCTGTGGTCTATGTATGTGTCCCAGAAGCACTGCTTCATAGCCAGCAGCTTCCAATGCTTCTCTCGGAATAACCGGTTCAAAATTTGTAAAGAATGAAGTCTGACCGGATTCCATGTTGCAACCAGGTACGGTATAATGCGCCATCAGGATAGATGTATTATGGCATTCAGCTCGAAGCCCCATTACCATACTGGATATATAGCTTGTCCATGCTTCGTTTTCTTCATCTGCAGACAGACCAGGGAATCTTGATCTGAACTCCTGCTTATCAAATCCCGGAATGCAGGCTATATCAGCATATGGCGTACGGAGTACAGTTGGCGATGTTACTATATGTACATTTCCAGTATTTGCAAACATCTTGCTCAAAACTCTGAATTGTCCACCTCCATCATGATTCGGCGTTCCTCTCATTACGATTACTGCTTTCGCAACACCTGCCAATTTTGTGATCGTGTCTGTTGCAACAATCATTTCGTCCGAATATCTTACCGGACCTATCTGCTCCTGATGGAAAACATCACCAGAAACGCAAACAATGTCTGGTTTCTCTTCTTCTGCAACCTTAATCATATAATTAAGACAATTTACTGTATCCTGTGAACGGAGATTTACCCCGTCCACTACAGGACCTTTGAACTGGCCAATATGCCAGTCAGCTGTATGTAATATTTTCATCTGCGTCCGCCTCCTCTCTGACATTTGATACACAATGGTTCACCAAATTTATTGATGGAATATTCATAAACCTTTTCATTTATGATCGTACCGCATCTGGAGCACTGAAAATCTGCAGTTCTGTCTTCCTCTGGTTGCGGATCCGGTTCATTCAGCTCTTCCTGTTCGGGCTGGGCAAATGCTTCCTGTTGAATTTCGCCCATATCTTCATCCGGAAGTTCCGAAGTAAACGCCGGATTGTCCAAGTCACCTTCATCGATAATATTGCTATCTGTGGCAAAATCTACATTCTTAACCTCAATCTGAGGCATTCCGAACATATTGTTTACAGAATTCATACCCTGCATCAGCATTGCCTGCCGGACCTGTGGATCTGAATAATCCGGAGAGAATATTACTGTTGGGATCGCGAAATTCTTCTTTAATTCGTCTATCGTATAGCAGCTTTTGATTCCCAGTAATGCTCTGATGACTCTAAGTTTGGCTCCGGTCAGCGCTTTTTCAGCCCAAGATTTTCTTAACAGGGCCATATTTACTTTTACATAACGTTCTATGTATCGTTCCCTATCTTTTTCGGCAATAACATACGCCTTTATGTGATTTCCCCATTTATCTGTATCGTCAATCCACTTTCCTGCAAATATCTTAGCCGCCTCTTCTGCCGCTTTCTTATCTGTAATTCCCCTAACTGCTTTATCCGTGGATTCTCTACGAAATCTATCTTCTTCATCTTCAAGGCAAATTTCTCTTTGATCAACCTCTGATCTATACGTTCCGTCTGCCTTTCGCATTGCACCCTGAGCCTGTGCCCGATATGTGGTCGCATCAATTTTTCTTCCGTAGGTCTGTTGTGGATTAAATTGAATACCAGCTGCCATTGCCAGTTTGTTAAGAAGCGGCTTGGATAACGAATATGTATCCTGCCAGATTTCTTTTCCTTTTCCATCTTTCTTTCCAGTAGGAATTCTGTTGACTTTGTAAATGTCACCGCTATTTTCGCTCAAATCAACTGCGACTTCCTCTACATGATATTTATAGAAAGGATTCAGCTGCACATCTGTTGCCGCAGGGACAAGCAAGTTATGATCACTGTATGCTCTTATAACATCTGACAAGCTTCCTGAAATTTCCTGCATGTACTTGATTACCTCCTAAATCTGTGATAAAATGACGGTGTTCTTTAAAAAATGAGGCCCAACCTGTTTTTTAAAGTTCTGACCCAAAAGCCTCGGATGCGGATTTATGAGTGCCGTCTACACTTCATATCTCCTTTAAGCATCTGGGGCTTTTAATATGCATCTCCTACAGCGAATCTGGTCAATGCGTATACCCACACCCACATGAGCGGGATTGCTATCCATTCGGATCCGAGTTCTGCGCTTCCCCTTATTGCGCAAAGCATATCGCTCAGATATCCGAAGAAGATAAGGCTGACTGCTGTAGGAACGATGTAAACCATCGACCTTTTCAAGAAGCGAATTCTCTTTTTTATTTTCGCTCTTTTCTTTTTTTTGGAATATTCCTCATACTCCTTCTCATTAAATTCTCGCACCACGGACAGATATATCCGTGTTTTGGAATCTTCTGTAATGTACTGATGTTCCACATTCTTGCGTACATCCATTATCTTGCCTCCTTATCAATTAAAATCAATTCTTTGGCGATAACGCTCTGTAATGCGCATCTGTCCATTTCATGCCAGCTGATCGGCACTGGACTGTTATCTAACGCATTTAAAATCCGCTCAGCTGTTACGTGATATTTCTTCACATCTTCTGTTGTAAGCAATTTCCGCACCTCCTACATCTATGCTGTCTTCTCTGTATCAATCTGGGTTACAAAAATCCCAAGATCAACACTTTCCATATCATTCAGTTCTTTCAGAAGTTCTGCATCTGATGTAATTCCATAGTTCTTTTTTAATATTTCTTTTAATTTTTCTTTAAGATCCATCAAAACACTTCCTTTTAATTATCCGAATCCGAAATATTAAGATAATCGCTGATTCTTCTTCTGATTTCTATGCTGGTGTTCTTTCCATTTAAAGTCGATGAAAGGTAGCATCTGGAACAGCCAAGTTCTTCGGCCAGATCATTAACAGAGATATCATTCTGAATCATTGCTATCTTGGCTTTCTTGCACCAGGGAGATAATTTCTTCTGCATTAAACCTCCTCCCCTCATTTCAAAGATTTTTCAATCCAGTTTTTCAAATTTTGAGTTACCTCATTAACCTCATTCAAGGTGTTTATGATTTTCTCTAAATCTGGCTTTTCATCCTCTGTAATAACTCCATCTGCCGTAATATCCAGCAGGAGTTCTTTGGCTTCGTTGATCTTCCGGAATGAGCACAACGCCCTGAGTGCAATCCTATCAATATCCTGATTCTCAATCTTTGGCATTCCTTTTCCCAGAGGGCACATTTCCCGGCAATAATTACCTTTCAATTCAGGGGCTCTATAGATATCCGCCATCAGAAGCACTTCCTCTGGATAAGGGGTAACACTGCCAAGTTCTATTCGTGCAAGCCTTGTCCGGTCAACACCAAGTTCCTCAGCAGCTCCTTCGCGGCTACTTAATCGTTCATTGAACTTTGCCGCCTCGTATCGTGCCTGGCAAAACATATTGCCGGCCGCTTTCGTAGCAAATTTAGACATTTTCTTTTTGACCTCAGAATTTTATAATGGTTGTGTACTAAAAGTACTGTTTTGTTATAAAAAAATTTTATCTACTGTGGCATTTAATGCAGATGCGATGATATTCGCAGTTTTTAATGACGGAGTACGATCACCTTTTTCGATAAAACGCAAATATCGCTCAGATATTCCGGTTTTTAACGATAAATCTAAAAAGGACATATTCTTGTTTTGCCTGTATTCCTTCATTTTATTCATATCATTCTCCTTTCCAAGTACTATTGGTACTTTTTATTTATGTACTAATAGTACAGTACCTTTAGTTTATTGTCAACCCTTTTTTTGGTATAATTTTATTGGAGGTGTACAATGGGAATAGAAAGTAGAATTAAGGACTTACGTATAGAAAACAATTATACTCAACGTGAGTTGGCAGCTAAAATAGGTCTAACACCCAAAATGATTTCATTTTATGAAAAAGGAGAACGTGTCCCGCCATTAGATATAATAGTAAAATTAGTTCAAATTTTTAATGTATCTTCTGACTATCTATTAGGATTATCAGACAAAAGATATCCTGATGAGGACTTAGGATGGAGATCCCCACATATCGAAAATAGGTTTGGGAAAATTTTAAGTGACTATCGTAGAACGAACGATATATCTATATCCGATTTTTCAAAAAAGATTGGAGTCAGTAAAGATTTATTGTCGCAAATTGAGTTTGGCATCTATACACCATCTTTAGAACTACTTCGAAAAATTTCGGAATTAACTGGATATAGTATTGACTACCTTACTGGCGCAGAGATATTAACCAGAGTTAATAAGAATATAGAAAGTTCTGGTCAAATACTAACAAGTTCTTTTGTGGAAAGTGACGGTTATTTTCACTCCCGCTTAGAAGAATGTTGTATAAAAAATGGTATTACATATGAAAACGTAACTGAAAAACTAGGTTTGTCACAGGAAGTCTATACAGAAATCCGATTTAATAGAATGCCTACTTTATCCGAATTATTGCGTATATCGTATGGCTTCGAAGTATCAGTTGACTTTTTACTCGGAAAAACTGATTTTCCAAACATTAATCTTACGACGGACGAAGTCGAGTTGCTCTTAAATTATAGAGACTGTATTCAACCTTATAAAGCCAATATTCGTGACAGGGCTGAAAAACTATCTATCGAAAGTATAAATATATCGCCGAACACAGAAGGGCAGCCTCTTAAGAAAGCAAAATAATAAGCTTCGCGTGGTACCGGAGCAAGAAAGGATTATAAAATTATGAAAAAGAGATTATTTATTGTTTTATTAGCAGCAACTATTTCTATTACTGGTTCACAAGCCTCTTTTGTTCTTGCTTCTTCAGATTCTGAACCTTCAGCAGAACAAACATCTGATGAAAAATCTACATTCACATTTCGTGATATTCAATGGTGGGACACAAAAACAGATGCAGAAAAACAATTAGTTGCCGAAGGCGCAGAAATCCAAACTGCTGCGTTTGAAGATAATATCTTGCGAATGAGCGGGATAGATTATGCAAATTCAACAGGAGCCAAAGATCGAGTTGAAGGTGGAGGAACCGTTGTAAGATACTCAGGTCTTAAAGTTGCCGGATATACTCCAAGTGAAACTGAAGCATGCTATATTTATACTCTCAACGATGACGGTAGTATCAACAAAGACAAAGATTCTGCTCAATTCTATTTCGGATGGTACACTTTTGAGTCTTACGATTATGCAGATGGCGAGGGTGTTTATAACGATCTGCTTCAAAAATTGCAATCTCTGTATGGAGATGGTGCAATCAATAGTGATGACGATTATTTCACAACCTCCACATGGACCGATGCAGACAATAATCAGATTCGTCTCCTGTTAGGAGGAAAAAACAAAGATTATAAATATGTAACCTTAGGATATATAGCTGCAGGTGCGGATGAAAAACTGGATGAAATGCAGGCTGCTGTCGATGCAGAAAATATTGCCTCAGAAGCCGCTGATCGTGAGAAAAATAAGAAAGATGTTTCTGGATTATAAAAAGGTATTTCTTTATGACAATCGGCAAAAGAATCAAAGAATTGCGGACTGAAGCTGATTTGCTTCAGTCTGAGCTCGGAAAAGCTGTAGCAGTTTCCAGCCAGGTAATCTCGAATATTGAGAGAGGCTATACTAAGCCATCAACTGAATTAGTTAATCGATGCGCAAAATATTTTGGTGTGCCGGCAGATTATCTTCTTGGCCGGACCACTGAAAAATATTCTACAACAGAGCAAAAAGAAGCTCCTGCTCTTTCTGCAAAAATAAAAGACCGGATGGATCAGTTGCAGCTGAACCCGTCCGATCTGATCACTAAATCAGAAATTCCCGAAGATTCCTTTGAGGATATCATGACAGGAACAGTTATCCCAGGGATAGATGTTGCCGGCAGGCTCTCTAAAGCCCTTGATACTTCCATAGATTATTTAGTAGGGAATTCTGAATACAGCTGTGCCATTGCTTCAGAAGACGAACAGGATATCATCCTGCGGTACCGTCAGTTATCCAAGAAGGGAAAACGTATCTTTTTGGGAATGATGGAGAAGATGGAAGAAGAAAAAACAGAATAGTATATTTAACTGGGGAACCGTTGGGGTGTTATGTCAGCCGCCGGACACTTATGTGAAAGGAGGCTGGTGCTGATGGTTACATATGGAGATCTTTTTACCTTTGTAATTATGCTTTGTGCAGTTATAACTCTTGTTATCAATTTAATGCATAAAAAATAGCGCCCCTGCTCTGGTAAAGTAAGGCGCTATTTTTTAGTTACTACTCTATCCGGCGGTCAGGTGTGCACTGACCAACGGTTCTCTTGTTAAGTACATTATATCTATTCATATACTTTTTGTCAAACAGATATTACATATATTCCAACAAAGGAGCATCCATATGGCACGAAAGAGAACTAATCTAATCGGCAACACGCCGTCTGTACGCGAAGCAAAAGTCGCTATATATATTCGAGTTTCTACCATTCATCAGGTAGACAAAGACTCTATTCCCATGCAGAAAAAGGATTTAATTGCATACTGCCAGCTTATCCTCGGAACCGATAATTATGAAATTTTTGAAGATGCAGGGTATTCTGGAAAAAATACAGACAGACCAGCATTTCAGAATATGATGGGGAGAATCCGAAAGGGCGAATTCACTCATGTTCTGGTTTGGAAAATAGACAGGGTATCCAGAAATCTATTGGACTTTGCGGAAATGTATGAGGAGCTGCGTTCGCTACGTGTAACCTTTGTAAGTAAGAACGAACAATTTGATACCTCAACTGCAATCGGAGAAGCCATGTTGAAAATCATATTGGTTTTTGCCGAGCTGGAAAGAAACATGACATCTGAGCGAGTAACAGCAACTATGATATCAAGAGCTAACAGTGGCCAATGGAACGGTGGACGCATTCCTTTTGGATATAGTTATGATCCTAAAGAAAAAGTCTTTTCCATACGTGAAGACGAAGCCTCCATTTGCCGTGAATTAAAAGATCTTTATCTGCTTAATCGGTCACTTGCTTATGTCAGCAGAGCTTTGAACGAAAAAGGATATAAAACACGAGCTGGGGCAAGCTGGTCCCCTCATTCAGTATGGATCATCGCCTCAAGCCCTTTTTATGCAGGAATCTACCGATATAATCGATATAACGGAGTAGAAAGCAGAACAATCAACCCGGAAGAAGAATGGGTTATGATTCAAAATCACCATCCGGCAATATTTACGCTGGAAGAGCATCAAGCAATGAGAAGTATTATGAAATCTAACAAACGAAATATGGACAATCTTCCAGGAAGGGTTCATCTTTCTACAAAAACACATATCTTCCAAGGAATTATGTATTGTGATAAATGCGGCAGTAAGATGGTGTCTACTCCTGGCAGACTTCATGTTGATGGATATCGTACTTCAAACTACGGTTGTCCTTTAAGACGCAACACTAAAAAATGTAATAATCCTACTGTAAATGATATCGTCATAGGTGAATTCGTTATCAATTACATTCTGAATATGCTCAACGCCAAGAAAACATTTTCTACAATAAATACGCCAGATGAATTGAACGCTGCTCTTTTATCCGGATCTGTTTTCTCCGAAGTATCTTCTGTTGAAGAAAATGGGCTTAATAGCTTTTTTAATCTCCTGTCAAGATATGGTTCTGACAGATCTTATATTTTTTCAGTCAAGAGCCCACGAAAGAAAAAGGCAGCTGTTGATCCGGAACTTTCAAAACTCAGAAAAGAAAAAGAAAAGCAGGAGCGAGCACTCCAGCGTTTACAGGACCTTTATTTATATTCTGAGACTTCCATGTCGGAAAAAGATTTTATCATTCGGAAAAGTGAAATCTCATCTCATTTAGATAATATCAACAGGCAATTGGGACTTATGACGCAAGATCAAGCCTCCTTCCTTTCAGATGAGGAATTTATTAAGCAAGCCAGTCATTTACTGATTCAAAAAGAATTAAAAAATAAAAAATATATCTATTTCAAAAAACTGGTCAGCACTGTGGATCCAGATATTTTAAAAGCATATATGGAAACTATTCTCGACTCCATCTACACAGCCGACGGAAAGATTACTGCTATTACATTCAAAAATGGGCTAACTCATAGATTCATATACAAAGACAAGTAA